GTCAGGTTAGGTAAACAAGGCAGAGATAGCAGGAGGTGGAACGGTGATTGCACACAGTGAACAAAGAGCTGAGTTTCAGATCGGAGCTGAAACCTATGCGGTTATTGCGGGTCAGGAATTCGGGAAACTGTACATTATTATTCAGCACCGACAGGATGATGGAACTTGGGAAACGATTGATACAACAAAAACCCAGACCGCAACAAAAGGTTCGGAGCTTTTGTTTTCAGCCTGGGCAATTGTGCGTAAAGCATCGAAACCAATCAACCGGTTAGAGCGGAAGATTGGTGATGTTTGCAAGAAGTACGGACATTACATGGACTAATGCCGTGCTTGCGCCGGAACTTAGAGCGTTTGAAAGCACTTGAGCCAGAAAAGACTCTTTCTTCTTTGGAGAATTGTTGGACTTCATTGCATCAATGATCTGGATGAAAAGCTGTTGTTCTTCATCAGATAGACCTGCAGAAATGTCATGAATAGAAATGCTGTTATCACTGCCAATATGATTGTAATTTCCATTCACTTGTACATTAATGCCGGCAGTCGGATTTCCTTCCTGGAAACCAGATTCGACAAAGGCAATTCCCTTTGGGGTGATGTCGTCCAGAGACATTGATCCAGCGAATGCCGCCCGGTTTTCCAAATATCCAAGCTTTTGCAGAGTGCGAATGTCGGTATTGTACTGCGCCGCTTCTTCGAAGTCGTCGATCTCTTGCGACGGGTACGTGATATCTCCGGTTTTAACGTAATGGTCATAGGCTTTCTGCAAAATTGCTTTTTGACGTTCATGCATATAAATCACCTCCTTTCTAAGGAGAGTGTAGCACCAGCAAGGAGAAACAAAAATGAGAGATTACGAAGATATGAAGCAGACTCCGGAAGATGATGTGAGCATCAAGGAGTTCCTGAGAAAGAACGCTGCAAGAGATATGTACGAAGAAAAGAAGTGGTACGTTGAACGGCTTCTGGAGCCGGTTCTGCAGGCTTCTTATCTGGATGTGGACAGCCTGAGCTACGAGAAGAACGGATCGCTGGAGGTTGTCACCATCATTTACATCGGAGGGCACAGAGACAGGATCAATGTGACGTGGAACAGTCTGGGAGCGATCCTCAAAGAAGTCGCACTGCAGGCGACAGGACATGACGCAGTCGGATACATGCCGCCGAAGAGATAACGAAGGGAGCGGTGAGAGATGAAGAAGTGGCTGAACAGCAAAGAGACCATGCAGGCACTGGGATGCAGCCGGACAACCCTTTACCGGATTGTGAAGCGCGGTGATCTTATTCCGGCGTGGCTCGGGAGAGAGCAGAGGTTCTGCGAATCGGATCTGGAAGAATATCTGGAATCGAGAAGAGGAAGATATCCGGAGGAAGTAGAAAGAAGGCTGGAACATGAGTTTTAGATTCAGAGGAAAGAAATATCGTATGACCAGAAAGAGAAAGATGCTGCTTACCGATCTTCTGATCGGAGCAGGAACCATCGCCCTTCTGATCTGGGTGTTTCAGGAAGCATGGGACGCGTTCTTATACGGTCCGCTCTGGTAGTTTCCATCCGTATCACGAGAAAAGGAAAAGAGGCAATGAGGGAATGTATAGCGGTAATGCTGATCGGCATTGTGCTTGCCAGTACGTGTCCGGTCCAGGCGACAGCAGAAACCAAAGTCACCATACGGTATCCGCATGAGGCGGATCATCAGATTTACGCCTATGAGAAAGGGATTACGCCAAAGAGAAAGCCAGTCCGCTTCACCAGCGTGCCGGTTTACACAGCCGGAGAGGTGAAGAAGTACGAAGACTTCAGGGCGATCACAGATCCCACGTCAAAAGCGTATCAGACAGTACAAAAATCATCCATCTGTAATGATGGGACGCTCGAAATCGGAGGCCGAAAGCTGGTCGCTGTCGGCACAAATATCGGAAGAGTAGGACAGAAAATTGACTTTGTTCTCCAGAATCCGGACGGACAAAAACATGTGTTGAAAGCGATTATCGCAGACAGCAAGAGAACAGCAGATACAAAGGACAATGCCAACTACTGCGGATGGGACGGTCATCTGATAGAGGCGCTGGTCTGCACGGAGATGCTTCCGGCAGGAGCCAGACGGATGGGAGATCTGAGTTATATAAGCGGCTGGGAAGGCCGGATTGTTGGAATCAGGAGGGTTGAAAACAGTGACTGACAGAGAATTTTTAATGGCACTCAATGACAAGTGCATCGAGTTAAGAGACGAGGCAGAGGCCCGCAGCAAGGAAGACGCGGACAACGGCGACGATCTGAGATCTTACGTCGGATGCGGACTGCAGTCTGCGTTCATGTACATCCAGCATGAGATCAGCGCCCATCTCGAGGAAGAAGAGACCTGCCATGCGTCTTAGAAGAGCAAAGAAAAAAGGCTTCCGAAGAAGCCCAAACATAAACCCAAATACACGGTACGACAGCCGCGTCCGGATGTCAAGACTGGTGATCGTGCTGATCATCATCCTGGTTGATCTTACCCTTGCAGTTGATCTTTGTATCCGAAGGGACGCAGAGAATCTGGTGATCAACCTGCTGACAATCCTGGCGGAGGCAGTCGGGTGAAGGAAGGAGCACCATCAACATGCAGAAAGAGACAAAAACCCTGATCGAAATCGTCGAGCAGGTCAAGGCAGAGATGTGCGACCGCTTCTGCAAGTGGCCTGACCAGTATAAAGGCGACGAGAGTGCGTATGACCGCATGATCGACGAGAAATGCGAGCACTGCCCGCTGAACAGGTTGTAAGGAGGCACGCATCATGAAAGCAATCGTAAACACCGCAGACCTGAGCCATCAGGAGTGGCTTGAGTGGCGTCAGAAGGGAATCGGAGGATCTGATGCCGGAGCGATCTGCGGACTGAACAAATACAGATCTCCGATAGCCGTTTATCTCGACAAGACTGCGGAGACCGTCGTGGAAAAGCCGATGAACGAAGCCATGAGGCTCGGCCATGACTTTGAAGATTATGTCAGGATCCGCTGGCAGGAAGAGACAGGAAAACGTGCTGTCAGAGACAACCGGATGCTCCAACACGACAAGTATCCCTGGATGCTGGCAGACATCGACCGCAGAGTCGTCGGAGAAAATGCTGGACTTGAGTGCAAGACATGCAGTCCCTATGCTGCCGGAAAGTGGGCGGATAACGGAATTCCGCCGGAGTACGTCATCCAGTGCCTGCACTATATGGCAGTCACTGGCGCTGACCGCTGGTATCTGGCGTGTCTGATCTACCAGCAGGGCATGGAGTACCGCGTCATCGAAAGAGACGAAGAGGCAATCAAAAACCTGATCCAGATCGAGAAAAACTTCTGGGAGAACAACGTCTTAAAGCATGAGATGCCGGCACCGGACGGATCGGAGGCTGCAGACGAAGCGCTCACCATGCTTTATCCGGATTCGGATCCGGAGAAGAAGGTCGTCGAGATCGAAGATCTGTCGCTGGACCGGTATGACGAAATAAACATGCTGATTGACGATCTGACGGCCGAAAAGAAGCAGATCGAACAATCTATCAAAACCGAGATGAAAAACGCTGAGAAGGCAAATTTGGACGGCAGAGCGATATCGTGGAAGTCCTATTCAGGTCGAGAAGGCGTCGATACAAAACGATTCAAGAAGGATCATCCGGATCTTTACGAGGAATACAAGAAAGTCGGCAAGCCGTACAGACGGTTTGCCATCAGCAAAGCACCGAAAGAGGAGGCATAACAAATGGCAACAGCACAGGAGACAATGAACAGCCTGCAGAACAGAGCAAACAACGCAGTTTCGAAAGAAGATGACAAGAAGAGGAACCTGCTGAACTGGGTTCAGGCCATGAGGCCGCAGATCGCTAAAGCTCTTCCGACGGTTATCACGCCGGAGAGATTCACGCGAATCGCGATGACAGCAGTGTCCAGCAATCCGAAGCTGGCGCAGTGCACGGCGCAGTCTTTCTGCGGAGCGCTCATGAATGCAGCGCAGCTGGGACTGGAGCCGAACACACCGCTCGGACAGGCTTACCTGATCCCTTACTGGAGCAACAAGAGCAAACACTATGAGGCGCAGTTCCAGCTGGGATATAAAGGCCTGATTGATCTGGCTCACCGCTCCGGAGAGTTCAAGAACATCACCGCTCATGAGGTCTGCCAGAACGATGAATTCGAGTACGAATACGGCCTTGAGCCGAAACTGCATCACAAGCCGGCACTGCAGGGCAGAGGTCCGGTCATCGCATACTATGCGGTCTACACGCTGGTTAACGGCGGATATGAGTTCGTCGTTATGAGTAAAGAGGACGTGGAAAAGCACGCAAAAACCTACAGCAAGAGCTACAGCTACGGACCGTGGAAGGACAACTTCGATGAAATGGCCAAAAAGACCGCGATCAAGAAACTGCTGAAATACGCACCGATCAGCACAGAGTTTGTCCGCCAGACAACGACAGACGAATCTACCATCAACGCTGTGAAAAACGGTGCCGGTGATCTTGAGCTGCATCAGGAGTCTTTTGTCAATCTCTCCGAAGACGATGTGGCAGTCACTGAAGACGATTCTTCTCAGGTCCAGGCTGATCCTGAGACTGGGGAGGTTAAGTAATGCGAATCTTAGCAATCGATCCTGGGAATCTGTACTCCGCCTACTGCCTGATAGACACGGACACCATGAAGCCTCTGCAGTTTGACAAAACAGAGAACGCAATTGTGAGGTCAGCCCTTGAGCAGAAGGAGCAGTACGACCATGCCGTGATCGAGATGATTGCACACTACGGAACCGGCATGCCGGCCGGAAAATCCGTATTTGATACATGCGTGTGGATCGGACGCTTTATGGAAACGGCAGAGAGGCAGGGACGCACCATCGATACGGTGATGCGCCGGGATGAAAAGCTGGATCTGTGCGGCTCGATGAAAGCGAAAGACAGCAACATCACGCAGGCTCTGATCGACCGGTTTGCGCCGAATACACCGAACAGAGGCAAGGGCAGGAAGAACCAGCCCGGATTCTTCTACGGATTCCACGCAGATATCTGGCAGGCTTACGCCGTCGGAGTCACGTATATCGATCAGATCAGCGGAAGGAGGTGATCCACGTGGGCAGCAGAAGGAATGCAGGGCCGGAGTTAATCAATATCACGGAAATTTACTACAGACATAACAAACACAGCGTATCCGGCTCTGCTTCCGGACGCTGGCTGGATGGACCAGGAATTCCGAAAGAGAGGTGTTTTTAAATGGCAATATTCAGAAGCGTGCATGTTTCATTCTGGACGGATGCGAAAGTTGCTGACGATATGACGCCGGAGGACAAGTATTTTTTCCTGTATCTGCTGACAAATCCGCATGGAAACATTCTGGGCTGCTATGAATTTTCTTTCCGGCAGGCAGAGGCTGAGACCGGATACCAGAGGGATACAATCCGGAAGCTGATCAACAGGATGATCAGTGTCCACCATGTAGTCGACTATGACGAAAAAACCAGAGAAATCCTGATTCTTCACTGGTACAGGTACAACTGGAGCGCTTCGGACAGGCTGAAGAAATCACTGTATAAGGCGCTGGGGACAGTGAGAACTAAACGATTCCACGATTATCTTGAGCAGGTTGTGAAGGCATACCCTAATGATACCGTATGCATACCCTATCCATACCGTACCGATACGGTACCCCTATCAGATATCAGTAATCAGATATCAGATATCAGCAATCAGGTATCAGGAGAATCAGCATCAGGAGATCAGATATATAGTCCGGGTTCTGAGCGAACCGCGGACACCGTCTCTTCCGCCCGAAAGGTTGTGGAGTATCTGAACAGAGTCTGCGGGACGCACTATCATGCCTCCACCAGAAAAACAAAAACCCTGATCCACGCAAGAGAGCAAGAAGGGTTCACGCTGGATGACTTCAAAACCGTGATCGACAAAAAGGCGCAGGAGTGGGCAGGGGATCCGAAGATGAGCAGGTACCTGAGGCCGGAGACACTTTTCGGGCCGAAGTTTGAGGGATATCTCAACCAGCCGCAGCTGAAAGATGATGCACCATCCGACAGCTCCTGGCTGTCACTTCTGGGAGGTGAAGAAGATGACGCGTGACGGAGTGATTTATCTGCTTGAGCTCAGAGACATTGCCTATGGGAAAAACAGCCGCAGTATGACACGCGGCGAGATGGAGCGGACCATCAGCCTGTATATGGACGTGATGAGCGACATACCGGATGAGATTGCGGCATTCGCATTGAAGCAGCACATCCGGACCAGCAAGTTTCCGCCGACACCATCGGAGATTCTGGACAAGGCAAAGATTGCCGTTGAGTCCATGCAGATGGGCGGTGATGAAGCCTATATCCGGGAAAGCTGGGAAGCGATTCAGGGAAGCAGGAAGTTCGAAGATCTGTCCGAGGTCGGAAAGGAATACTGGAGGTCGCAGGAAGCGATCGACGCAGTCGGCTACGATCCAAACACAATCTACACCGTGTTCAGAGGCCAGATGATGCGTGCACTTCCGGCGATCAAGGAGCGGATCCGCGTCAGAAAGGAAATGCCGGAGGGCATCCGGAACCTCATCGACCAGCTGTTCCCGTCTCCGGAGCTTGGAAAACCGAAGATTGACCACACCATGCAGCTTGAAGAAGACGCAGAAAGGGTCCGCGCAGAACTTCCGGCTCCGACAGAAGAGAAGATGCAGGAGATCAGAAGACGCTGGATCAAGGGCAGGAAGGAGGCTGTGTAATGCTCAGAGCAGGAAGAGGGCAGGAAGGAAGACGATTCTACCTGACAGAGAGGCAGATTCAGGACATTGTCGACAAGAGAGTCCGCGAGACTCTCAAAAGCAAGCTGGAGAAGGAGAAACAGAAGACGCTGAACGAAATGGCAGTCATGATGTCGGAAATTCCGGTCTACGCCGTGCTGGAGCACTGGGGAGATCTCAGGCTCAAGCAGAAGGACGGAAAGACCAGAGCGGAAAATCTTGCGGAGATCATCCTGGAAGACTGCCTGTGCGTGCTGGACGACTATATTTCCCTGGCGGAGATCAGCGAGGCCCTGAAAAGAGATTACAAGGTCGACGTCGATGCCATGAGGCGGAAAATGAGAAAGCCCGGATGGAAAGCAAAGGAATCGTCCGGTGAAAATACATCCAGAAGGAGCAAAAACTAGGTTTTAAGAAAAGTTTATGCGAAAGACGATAGATTATTCATCTGGAAAATAAAATCGCTTAAAAACGAAAATAGAGGTGCTGAGAATGAAATGTGCAGATGAGCGAGTTGTAACATGCCCGTACTGCGGTTATGACTGGGCTATGATCCGGATCGCGGGTGTCGAATACATTGAGCACAGGCCGAACAAGGTTTTTGAATTTCGATGCGAGCAGTGCGGCATGAAAGGGCTGCACCGAGAACGCACCATCGATCAGGTTTACAAACAGGTCAGCTTACAGGCAATAGAAAATAATCGAGATAAAATTCTGAAAAATATTTTGCAAGGAGAGTGATCATCATGAATAACGTAGTGCTGATTGGACGGCTGACGAAAGATCCGCAGATCCGGTATACCTCCGGAAGCAACACCGCGGTTGCCAGCTTCACCATCGCAATTGATCGTCCGGCAAAGCAGGGTGAACAGAAGCAGGCAGACTTCCCGAGGATCATTGTTTTTGGCCGCCAGGCAGAAAGCTGTGAAAAGTATCTGGAGAAGGGACTGCGCGTTGGAATAAGCGGGCGCATCCAGACAGGCAGTTACCAGAATCGTAACGGCGACACGGTATATACGACGGATGTCGTCGCAAATCGCGTGGAATTTCTGGAGTGGAAAAACCAGGTACCGGTCAATACCAATCAGGTCCCAAACCAGGTCCCGCAGGTCCAGAATCAGGTACCGAGCTATAACCAGAATCCGCAGGAGTATTACAACTCAACCTATCAGAGCCAGCCGCAAAATACGCAGCAGAGTGGTCCGCAGCAGACAGCAATGCAGGCACCATCACCGGACCCGGCAGACGAGTTTGAAGCAGTCGATGAGGATGTGCCGTTTTAGGGAGGCAGAAACATGTATTTTGGAAAACCAATACCTCAATGGATCATCGAACACAAAGATGACACGATCACGCTCGGAGAAATCGTAGATGCCTGCGAAAGATCGAGAAGAGTTTTAGAAAGGCTCATGCAGAAATCTTATGAAAACGATAAAGATGGCCAAATGCTGACAGCTTACGTTTATTTTGCAGATAAATGGGAACGCTGTAATGCGCCGGTTGATCTGGCACTCAGCATTCTGGGTGAACGGTACGGCTATCCCGATAATCCGCCGGAAGAGGAGGAAGAGTGATGAATTTAAGATATGTCACGCAGCGCTCGGATTTCAGAAGGGGGAAGAAGCTGGTGCTCGAGTTGATGTTCAAAGAAAGCGACCGCGAAACAGTCAATAAAGCGCTGGAACTGCTGAACAGCATAGAAGGCTGCAGCGAGGATGAGTGTGCTGGTGTATTGCGCTTTATGATTGCGGAAGGCTGGATGAAAAAAGAAGAGAAAGCAGATGTGGAGGAGCGAGATGAGTAATTTTGAATTAGTTGCGAGCGACCCAGAATCACTTGCTCTGTGGCTGAGGGGTGGCCGGCTCGATTGTGATCTGTGCCCATGCGAGTATGGATGTACGCAGAGGTGTCTGACGGAGTGCGTCGGATGCTATGACTTAATTTTAAACTGGTTGAAAGCTGAGGTGGACGATGGACAGGACAAAGATGAATAAAGTGATTGACGATTGCCGGAACATGCTTGAAAACGTCTACAGAGCCGGGTACGAGCAGGGGCGTATGGATTGCCAAAAAGAACAGACGCCGAAAAACGCAAGTGATGGCTGCAACTTCTGCATCGACTGTGTATATTTATCGGTAATTTCATCAGGACAGAATAATTCCGGACATCACTCATTCAGTCCGTTCTATCCAATTTGTCTTCTTAGCGGGCAGGATATCGATGTCTGCGGGAGCTGTGACAAATTTAAGAAAACAAACTATGACCGAAGTGAAGCATATTGGAATTTAGTGAAAGCAGGTGTGATCGATGATTAATTACGACAAAATCAAAGATAGATACGGCAATGCGCTGAAGGAGCCGGACAAAAAGCCGACGCTGGAACAGGCAGCATTTGCATGGGCAGTGGTTAACGAGCTGAAAGAGCTGGGATATGTGCATGACTTCTACACGGGAGATCCGTGGGTGGTTAGATACTGCTATGACGAATCCGCTATTTTGGATAAAGCGCGGCGCGTAATCGAACTGAACCAGAAAGGAATAGACGATGGAGAGACAAACAAGATTTGATCGCTATAGAAGTGATCCTGAAGCGGATGATCCAATGTGTTTGGAAGGGTTAGAAGAACTGGATCCAGAGGATGCTGAAGCAGTGAAGAAGATCTTGAAAGATGCGACAAATGACGCGGTGCACCATCCGGGACATTACCAGATTGCTGACGGTGTTGAGGTTATCGATGTTATCAAGAAGGTTTTAACGCGTTCAAACTTTACTGGATTTCAAGGGTACTGCTTGGGAAATGTGATAAAGTACGTTCTTCGCGCTGACTTGAAGAACGGAAGAGAAGATTATCTGAAAGCGCAGGAATACCTGAGCTGGCTGATTCAAAATATGGAAGGAGCAAAATAAAATGACAGAAGAAACGATGAGTGCGATTAAGAGAATGCACCGGCAGAACAGTGAGGGTGTGACCATCAAAATCAAAACATTTGGAGAAGGCTATCTTCCAGAGAAAATCGTACAGGGCGACTGGATCGATTTGAGGGCCAGAGGCGAATACATCATCAAGAAAGGAGACATCCAGCTGATCAAGCTGGGAGTTGCAATGGAGCTTCCGGCAGGATATGAAGCAGTGCTTGCGCCGCGCTCCAGTATGGCCAAAAACTTCGGCATTATGTGTGCCAATTCCTTCGGTGTGATCGACCACAGCTACTGCGGAGATCATGACGAGTGGGGAATGTTTGTGTTTGCGATCAGAGACACCATCATCAAGGACGGAGACCGGATCTGTCAGTTCCGGATCCAGAGAAACCAGCCGAAGATTGAGTTCGAAGAGGTTGAGTCACTTGGGAACCCGGACAGAAACGGCTTCGGATCAACTGGAAAAAGGTAGGTAAAGATGGAAATATCGGATAAAGACTGGAAGAGATCATCACTCTATTATGTGAAGCTGAGATTAGGTGAAATTGAAGCGTTGGTGCATGAGTTAAGCGGGATAATCGAGGACGTTGAAAAGGATTTGGAGACAGAAAAGGATGATGACGAGAATGGAAGACAGCATTGAATACCTGAAAGATTTTATCGAAGGGCGCATCGATGCAATCGGTGAAGAACATCCGGCAGATAACCGGCAGAAGTGTTTTCACCAGGGGCAGGTCGACGCTTATAAAGACATATTGGATGAAATCGAAGAGATTGAAGAGTTGTAGGAGTTAACACCATGATCATGATCGATATTGAGATGCCAACGTCTTGTTATGAATGTCCTTTCTGCAACTGTATGGCAATCGGAAAAGCAGGATGTCAGGCCAAAAACAATCAGTGGGTTCCGCTTTATGAAAGAGACGACCGTTCGGAGAAATGTCCTCTGATCGACTGCTCGGAAGAAATGATCCGGAACGCAGGTTAAAGGATGGGAAAAAGAGGGGCAGTTTCTGGTTTACAGTAAAAGGAATAAAGAAATTCTGACTATATGAAGAGGTGATTCGTATGTGCAGAGCAATTGACGCAGATGAGCTGATCCGCTGGCTGGATCAGAATGTGGCAGATGCTGACGGAATAAAGGACCAGCTGACAGAGGCCGTTAATGCAATGCCCACCATCAGACCGGAGATCAAGCAGGTTCTGCATCCGGAAGACAAAGTGCTGGTAATCTGCAGTTATGCTCCGAAGAGCAGAGTGATCGACGGGAATCTGCTTCGGGTTGTGACTGCGGAAGAGGGAACAGTCCTCTGGGTGAATCCGGATGAAGTTCTGCAGCCGAATTACTGCAGATAGGAAGCCGTCACATCAGACAAAGGAAGATCACGTAATGGGCAGAGATAAATACGGGATTGAAGTCCCTTGCAAAGACTGCATCAGCCGGAGTGAGATTTGTCATCCGACATGCAGAGCATATCTGGAGTATCTGGAAAGACATAACGCTGCAGCGGCTGAATTCTACCGCAAAAGAAAGGCGGAAAAAGACGCCTTGGATATAAGAGGAATGGGATTTGAGCGCTACAGGCGCCAGCACCATCGTTAAAGGCAGGGAGGTGATTTTAGAGGTGAGCAAACCAAAACATCCGTATTGGAGCTACGTGAAATCAATTCTTAGAGACTATCCAAGGGTCAAAAAGGAAGTAGAGACACCGCTGGATCCACGGGTGACAACGGTATACGGAACATATGGACACGGTTCTGGAGGAACGAGCAATCCTACAATGGACTGCGTCATCCACGACGTGCCGGAGAAGGATCAGATCCGATATGATGCTGTAAACAACGCAATTCAGCGGACTATCGATAATCATCCTGACGACGCTGAAGCCAGGCTTCTGATTGTTGATCTGGTGTACTTCAAGAAGACGCACACCATCGAAGGCGCCGGACTGCGTGCACATACATCGAAATCAAATGCAGGACGCTGGCAGGCAGAGTTCATCCGCACCGTCGCGGATGAGCTGAAACTGCCGTAGCTCAGACGGGCAAAAATGCCGTCGGGCACGCTTTATAATACTAGCATGGACAGTATGGGATAGGTACATGCCTATAGTGGAGCAGAGGGGCGGGACTGCAAGCATGATTAAGAGAACAACTAGCGCAGATGAGATAATGATTGTGTATCTCTGGAAAGTAAGCGCCTAGAAGGACATGATCTTTGAATAAAAGCCTCCTTTCGACCATCCCGGATTCGTACTGTAAGGCGGGTCCAGAGGGAACCGGAGGTACACAGGCGCTGATCTCTCGGAAACGGCGCACCATCAAAACGCCAGGACTGATACACAGCCAGTCCTGACGTATTTTAGAAAAAGGAGGTGCAGGCTGTGGCAGCGGCAAAGACAAAAACCGCAAGAAAGAAACCGGCCAAAAAGTCTGCAGCGCCCGGGAGGAAAAGTAAGATCTCTGAGGCAATGATTTTGATTATCTCAGAAAATATCGCAAAAGGTGCTCCTGCAAAATATGCGGTGAAAGGCCTTGTCGATGAGACAACTTACTATCGCTGGCTCAGAAAAGGCAAAGAGATATACGAGAAGGACAAAGATTCGAAAGACTTATATTGCAAATTATACCAGTCTGTAGAAAAAGCTGAGCTAGAGTGTATGCTCAGCAACCTTGCGGTAATTGAAAATGCAGCGAGTGAGGGGAAGTGGCAGGCGGCTGCCTGGACACTCGAACGAAGATTCCCGGACGTATTCTCGATAAAGTCTCCGATGAATGTCAATGCGCATCTCACCGGAAAGACCGACGAAGATCCGATCAAAACGGAATCTACGGTGCAGATCTATATCCCGGACAACGGCAGAAACAGAAAGCCGGACAAAAAGAAAGAGTAGAGCGCTGGTGCAGATCGCTTGGGCACCATGCTTTACATAGAAAAGGGCAGCGGATGCTAGCTGTCCTTTTTTCGTGGGAGAAAGCAATGAGAATCCAGATCAGAGAAGGAAACAAGGTTATTGCAGTGCTCTTCTGGGGCAGAGAGAGCATCAAGAAGTACAACCACCATCACGATAAGCTGGGGAGATTTGCCTCTTCAGACGGAAGCGGTGGAGGAAGTTCATTATTGGAAGTGTTGTCTTCGCTCAGCAGGCATAGGTCAGGTGACAAAGTAGAGATCACAGAGCAGGCAATTCAGAAAGTGCCGGAGAAAGCATCAGAGTATTTGAGTGATGAAGAGAATAAAATTCTTCACGATATGAATGTAAATGTACTGAGGGAGTCGATGCACAAAAATGATTCAAATGAAGTTGCACAGACTCATTATGTCATCGATGAGAATGGGAAAATCGGGTTGAGTGATTTGATTCATGGTGACCAGTATTCGGTCGATATTGAGGCTGATCCCGCAACATATCATTCGTTATCTACGTGCCCATCAAGAAGCCTTCTTATCACGCATAACCATCCAGGGGCATCTAGTTTTTCTGAAAAAGATTTGGCGTTATTCATGAAGTATAGGTCAATAAAATGTTTGTCGATAGTAACAAATAAAGGGAAAATATTCTCACTGACAAAAACTAGAGATATGGGTGATTGCAAAGAGTTCTATTCGTATGCCAAGGAAATAAGCAAACGATATAAGAATGATGAAGAGCAACGTGTTGCTTTGTTAATTGCAAAATTGTATAATTATGGTGTAAGATATGAGAGGTAAGGGAGGCTGATTTTATGAAATTAAGACCAACAAAATTTAAGAAAGTTGATCGTTCAGCTGTTCTTGATGGAGATCATGATCCTGACTGGTTTGTTAATCAGATGCGTCAGTGTGCTATGATTGATATGATTGAAGGTGATAACCTTGTGGAAAAATGGGACAAGCTGGATGCCCTGTTTGCACAGGGTGTAGAACCGGATATCGGCTGGTAATTTTTTCGGAGATAAGACCGCTGGGCAGTTTTGCCTGGCGGTATTTTTATACCTTGAAGAGGCTTTTTTTGACCAGCAAATAGGAATATAATCAATATAGGCAGGATGCCGGGTGTTCGTGGATCAGAATGATCTATGCGTTGCGCCTTCCGTGAAGGGTCACGGCTTGGTTCAGTGTTGTCTCAGAGGGGAGAGTTTCACTGAGTTAGCCCGGTGCACTCATAGAATTACTCCTATGAGGGGCGAGTTGAGTTCACCTCCATTAACATTCGATAACTTTGTAACATAGGAAGGCTGCGGTTTCAATGCCGCGGAGCCTACCGTACAATTGTGGTTAATCTGATTCATCGCATTAATTAATTTATTGGATGGGTGCATTGTAGATGCCAAAGAGTTAATACCCTTGGATGCATCAGAACGCTTAAGTACAGATAACTGTTTCTCGATATTTCGGTACATTTTCAATTGTGTTACCGCAGCGGCTTTTTATCCGCTGCTTCTGCATGTCACCATGCAGTTCAGCATATATCTTCATCCTGCCTATGCTGATATTATACTATGAATACAGAGCAAAAAGGGTACAGGCCGCAAATCGCGGTCTTTTTTGTTGTGAAGAGGGAGGCGGAAGCAGAACATGACAGTCATAAAACCGCAGCCGGGTCCGCAGGAAATGTTTTTGTCCACGACTGCAGATATCTGCATCTACGGAGGAGCGGCAGGCGGAGGCAAGACGTTCGGTCTTCTGATGGAGCCGCTCAGGCACTTGAATAACGGTGACTTCGGAGCCGTTATCTTCAGGAAGACATCCAATCAGATCACCGCAGAGGGCGGATTGTGGGATACGTCTTATCAGTTGTATCCGCTGGTTGGAGGTGTTCCGAAGAAGACACCTTCATACAGCTGGACGTTTCCTTCCGGCATGAAAGTGACATTCGCGCACATGCAGCTGGAAAAGGATGTGTTGAACTGGCAGGGAACACAGATTCCGCTCATTTGCTTTGATGAACTGACTCACTTCAGGAGGAGTCAGTTTTTTTATATGTTATCGAGAAACCGTTCCGGGTCAGGTGTTCCCGGCTATATCCGTGCGACGTGCAATCCGGATGCGTCGAGCTGGGTTGCGGACTTCATCTCATGGTGGTGGGATCCGAAAACCGGATATCCAATTCCGGAGAGGTCAGGCAAGATCCGCTGGATGTACCGGAAATCTGATGAAATATTCTGGGCTGACCGCATTGAGGATCTGTGGGAGCAGTTTGATCTGAAGACGCCGGAGGAAAGAGCGGAGCCAAAAAGCGTGACCTTTATTGCATCTACACTGCAGGACAATCAGATCCTTCTTTCGAAGGATCCAGGATATATGGCAAACCTGAAAGCCCTTCCGACCGTAGAAAGAGAAAGGCTACTGCACGGCAACTGGCTGATCATGCCGGCCGCCGGTCTGTATTTCAAACGCAGCAGAGTCACCATGCTGGAGGAAATCCCGGATGATGTGATCCGATGGGTAAGGGCGTGGGACTTGGCAGCTACGGAGGATCGGCGTGATTCGAAGCCTGAAGACGGACCAGCGTACACGGCGGGGGTGCTTCTTGGAAAGCGCAGAAACGGCAGGATTCTGGTGGCTGACGTCATCAACAGGAGGATGAATGCAGCCGACGTGCGCAGGACAGTCCGGAACACGGCAATCGTCGACAAAGTCAAGTACCACCATGTGAGGATCCGGATGAATCAGGACCCTGGACAGGCAGGAAAAGAGCAGGCGGAGCAGTACATCAAACTACTGCACGGCTTCAGTCTGAATATCGAGCGTGAGTCGGGAGATAAGGTGACAAGATTCGAGCCGTTTTCCGCACAGGCTCTTGGACTTGAGGGAGATGAAGAGGGGTTTGTCGATGTCCTGATCGCGCCGTGGAATGAGGAGTATTTCAGCCAGCTGGAATCGTTTCCGCAATCACGCTTTAAGGATATGGTTGACGCAACAGGCACGGCATACAACGAGCTGGAACGCATGCCGGCACTCACACCGCCACCATCAAATGCCGGAAAGGCAGACAGGTCTTCACCGTGGATATACTAGGAGGCATAAATGGCAGACAGTAATAACAACAAAAACAATTTCAATCCGGTTGTGCCGGATGTCGTCCGGCATTACAAAAACTCTGAGGAATATGGCAGGATCGGCCAGAAACGCTACTCAGGTGTATTTTTCGAAGAGTTCCTTCCGGAATTACGCGGAGCAAAAGGCGCTGCCGTATACAAGGAAATGGCTGACAACGACGACGTGATCGGAGCGATCCTCTTTGCAATCGAGAATCTGATCCGGCAGGCAAAATTCACCATCAGTCCAGGAGGAAAGAAGCCGGTTGACAAGCAGGCGGCTGAATTCGTGGAAAGCTGTATGGACGACATGAACGGCCAGACGTGGACAGACACCATTAGTGAGATTCTTTCGTTCCTGACTTACGGCTGGAGCGTGCATGAGATCGTCTACAAGCGCAGGATGGGCAAGAATAAGGATCCGCGGCTGAACAGCAAGTACGACGACGGCCTGATCGGCTGGAGGAAGCTGGCGATTCGCTCTCAGGAGACGCTGTGGAGATGGGAGTATGACGAGAATGATGAGCTGGTTGGGTTGAGTCAGATCGCACCGCCGGATTATGAGGTCCGCACCATCCCTATGGAAAAATGTCTTCACTTCCGGACTTCGAGCAGGAAGAACAACCCGGAGGGAAGAAGCATCCTGAGAAACGCATACAGATCCTGGTACTTCAAGAAGCATCTGCAGGAGGTAGAAGGAATCGGTATCGAGCGTGATCTGGCCGGTCTTCCGGTTCTTCAGCCGCCTGAAGGCGTTGAGATCTGGGATCAGGAAGATCCGGAAATGGTTCGGTATCTGCAGTATGCAGAACAGCTGGTGTCAAACGTCCGGAGGGACAACAAAGAAGGCATTGTTCTGCCGTTTGGCTGGAATTTTGAGCTGATGAACGGAGGATCGAGACGGCAGTTTGAAGTTGGATCCGTTATCGACCGTTACGACAACCGAATGGCCATGACGGTGCTGGCAGATTTTATCTTTTTGGGACATGAACAGACCGGATCGTTCGCATTGAGCTCTGACAAGACGACGCTTTTTGCAACGGCAATCGGATCGTATCTGGATGAGATCTGCGAAGTGTTCAATCTGCAGGCAATCCCGAAGCTGATCGACCTGAATGCGGATAAATTCAGGGGATTGACAGATTATCCGGTAATGGAACACACCGATGTCGAGAAGCCGGACATCGCAACCATTTCAGCGTTCCTGAAAGATATGGTTGGAGTCGGTGTTCTGCAGCCGGACGAAGGGCTGGAAGATTATGTGCGTGATCTCGGATCTCTTCCAGATCGTGTTGAGGGTGCACCGATGCCTGGAGTAGATGACCAGCAGAAGGGTAACGATCAGCAGGACACGGACAGCCACCATCAGGACGGTCAAAACAGTTCTCAGAGCGACGAAAATGCAAATCAGGGAAAACAGCCTGAAGAGAAGCAGAACATCGACAGCAGGGAAGATGAGAAGGCTGAGGTGAGTGCATCATGATCCTCTTCAAAGATGAAATCCGGAAAGACATTCCGGATTACCTTTTGTCATCCCAGCAGTTCAGGGATTTCTTAAACAAAAGGGAGCCGAAGCTGGTGAGGCTTCTTACAAGCAGGCAGGGGAATCCTTCAGACGTCATCACTTATGCAGATCTCAGAGATGCAGTCGAGAACGGAGATCTGAGTGAAGAAACCATGCAGAAGCTCAGAGATGAATATGCAAAGTGGGTTACCACCAGGCTTCTTCCAGCGTGGGATGATGCGATCAAAGCGTCGCAGGAAACGATGAGGAAGAAGCATTACCAAGACTGGTATTATGATCCGTTCGAGACAGCTTCTGATGAATGGATGCAGAAACGTTCTGCAGCACTGGTAGTGGACATATCGGAGCAGCAGAGGAATGCGCTGAGAGCTGTCATCAGACGTGCGGTTCTGATTGAACACCAGACGGCAGACTCACTGGCGCAGGTGATCCGGCCGATGGTGGGATTATATCCACAGCAGATGACAGCAAACATGAATTACTACCTGAGCGTGCTGAAGAAACTGCAGGAGGCAAATCCAAATGCATCCATCGAAGATATGGAAGCGAAGGCACGGCATATGGCACAAATGTATGCGGAAAAACAGCACCGTTACAGGGCGCAGATGATCGCACGCACAGAACTGTCAAAGGCATACAACAACGGAGAGCTGATATCGGTACAGCAGGCCGTGAAAGACGGCATGATGCTTCCGACGACAAAAAAGAAGTGGGTAACGGCAAGAGATGACAGGGTTTGCAAATACTGCGAAGCGCTGGACAAAGTCACCATCAATCTGACCGATGAGTTCCAGGGCAGAAAGCAGTCCGTGCAGTGTCCGCCGATGCATCCGCACTGCCGATGTGTTTTGATCTATGTGGAGGAACAAAATGAGTAGAGACAAAAACAAAATTGAGCTGATCCGCAAAGGGAGGGATCTGATTCTGAAGTTTAACCCTTATCACGGGTATCACGGTTACTTCAGTTCGAGAGATGCGCATACCAGCTTTGCTCCCGGGCATGGTGCAACACGTGAAAGATCTATCATCAACGAAAATAAACGCAGAATCGCAGAAGGAAGTGTGCAGCTCGTTTCGGGTGAGTATGCCATCACTATAAAGGGCGGAAAGGCAACGTATGCAGAAGCAAGAGCCTGGTCAAAAGCAAACGGCAAGTGGGGGCTGGAGAAGCCTGGTGGAAAATACGAGCCAAAAGATGACAAGGACACCATCCAGGACAAAGAGCTGGCCAAAACTCAGGATATCATGAAAAGGAACAATGTCGAGTACCGCGAAGTAAAACCGCTGTCCAAGGCATTGTCTGAAGAGGAAATCATCAAGAAGATCGGTGGTCCGGATCAGACAAAAGGTTCATGTGCTTCTCTGTCTCTCACATATGCAGCAAATAAGAATGGATTAGATGTAACGGACTACAGAGGCGGCGCCAGCAGGCACACTATTTCTATAAGGGCTTGGGGATCCGGAAGAGTTGCGAAGCTGAGCGGTGTAAAGAGCAATACGGAAAACGAAAAGAATGATTATACAGCCTTAAAAAAGCATATGGAGAAAATGGAAGTTGGCAAAGAATATATTCTTTCTATTGGCCATCATTCTTCCGTTGTAAGGAAGACGGAGCACGGACTTCAGTACATGGAGCTTCAGGATAAACCGGAAGGAAACGGCTGGCAGGATTGGAAAGTGGGCTGGACGGAAAAGCACCGTTTTGGTATGCAGAAATCACATACTGTGGGCGGTTCAAAATACGCTGTCCCTAGTCATCTGATTGATATTGATTCTCTGAAAGATAATCATGACTTTCAGGTTCTGATGGGGTATATTAATACAGAGACAGGTAAGCAGATGAAGGGAGGCGGAGGCCATGTCAGATAGGCAGCAGAAGTTTGGTGATTTTTATAAAACGGATCCGGAAGACAAGATCTGGTGGCTGGACACATTGGACGTCGATGGTGAGTTTTTGTTCAGCTTCGACCAGAAGAAAGTGTACAACCTCTTTCATGATTACCCTTGGGCACTAACACCGGAACAAAAAGCTGTGTTTGATCAGGATCAGCCATACTGGGCTAATTTCTTTAAGGAACGGAGGCAGGAGAACCCACCAGAGGGATGGAAGTCGGCAGAAATGACAGTATAGAAGAGTAATACCATGAGAGCAGTCCTTCGGGGCTGCTTTTTTAGTGCCTTGAAAAGCGCAGAAAGGAGATGCGGTGAGTAGATCGTTTTTGGACAGTCTGGTGGCGGTAAAGAAGGACAGAGATCAGGAAAAGCCCACTGGTCCGTTCACCATCAAAAAGGCAGTAGAAGACAAGATGCAGGTTTTTGGCTGGGCATCGATATCGGAGACAACGGACGGAAAAGAAATCTCCGACTGGGAAGGGGATATGATCACGCCGGAGGATCTGGAAAGAGCGGCATACAGCTACGTGCTAAACTTCAGAGATGCTGGAGAACGTCACGACCCGGACAAAAGGAAGAAGGGCAAACTGATCGAATCTGTCGTACTAACAGCGGAGAAGCAGCAGGCAATCGGTATTCCGGCAGGAACTGTACCTATCGGATGGTGGGTCGGTTTTCAGATCACAGATCCGGAAACATGGGCAAAGATAAAGAGTGGAGAATTCCGTATGTTCAGTATTGAAGGAACCGGAAAGAGGCAGGATGCTTCCGAAGACGCAGACGCGGCAGAATCTTAAGGACATCGAGTTATCTTATTGACATTGATTCTCTGAAAGGAAATAATGACGTTAGGGCCCTAATGGGGTACATAAATACAGATAAAAACAATCAGCAGATAGGAGATAAAGGAAATGTCCGATAAGATGGCGAAATTTGGAAATTTTTTTAAACAACATCCAGGTGATAAGATATGGCAGTTAGATACTCCTGGTAGAGTTGGTGAGTTCTGGTTCAGCTTCGATAAAAAGACAGCGTTCAACCTGTTCCATGATTATCCGTGGGCATTAACAGCTGAGCAGAAGGAACTTTTTGATCAGGAAAATACATTCTGGGCTGATTTTTTTAAAGACCGGCGCCGTGAGGATCCGCCGGAAGATTGGGAATCGCACGAGGTAACATTCTAGAATCAAAGTCAGAACCAGAGTAGCTGGTTATTGGGGTGATGAAAATGAAAGTATCTGACATTCTGCCATTTCTAGATCATGATGTTGTCATTTGCGATATTGACGATCAATGCTTTGAAGGGTATATCACGAATTTCGTTGATGAGTTTGAAGCATCGTCGGGGAAAATGGAAATAGAAGCTGATCTGGGTGAAGTCTTATTAGGTATTCCCATTGATGAAATAAAGTCAATTAAGTATGCGTAAATCTCATGTCGGGGTGAAGATGATGGAACCGGATCTGGAAGCGATTCTGAAACAAATAATAAAAAGAAAAGGCAGTGAGTTGTTGGAGGCTAGAGACTCAAAACAGGAAGACCGAGAGTCTGAAGTTTTTGAAGAAGGTCGGAATTTGGCTTTTTTTGAAATGCTGGATTCGATTAACAACATACTGTATATTTATGGGTTAAGTATCAAGGACTTTGGATCTGACATTGATATCGAAGACATTTCCGGTTTACTGCGGAAGGTTGATTGTTAGGAGGCAGAGTTGAAAGCTTTCAAGGTCATATACCAGATTTTGAAGGCATTTGAAAAAGCAATGGATCTGGACGAGTTTGATGTCGAGAATGTCATAACTCCAGAGAATCTCGGAATCAGTGAGAATCGCTTAAAAGCCATCCTCAGGATACTTCTGAAAGAAGGGTATCTTGACGGTGGCATTTTTGTTAACTGCTGCGGAATACAGGGCATCAAATGGGAAGAACCATCGATAACCCTGAAAGGGCTTGAGTATCTGCAGGAGAACAGTCTGATGAAGAAGGCGGCTAATCTGGCGAAGGGAGTCGGTGAAGTTATTCCGCATAAAGCCTGAGAATGGGCAAAACGGCCCTTATTTACGGATATAATAGCTAGTGTAAAAAGATCAGCAATACTGATACTCATAATCTCTCATATTTCTTTTTCAATTGCACGGTGCGGCCTGCTGATTTGCGGGCCGCTATTTTTGTAAAGCAATGAGACAAAAACATCTGCGTTTGCAAGAACGCGGGTGTTTTTTTATACGAAAATCTGGAGGAAAGAATGGGGAAAAAGAAGAAACTGCTGAAGGATATGGAGCTGAACAGCGTGGATCTGTGCAGTGAAGGCATGAATCCAAAAGCAGATATTAAGCTCTACAAGAGCAGAGATGCAGGCGGTGAAGATACGCTTGCAGAAAAGATTAAAAAGGCTGTCACAGCTGTTTTTGGAGGCGGAGAACCGACTCCGGAAGAGCAGATGGAACATATAGCAAAAGCGTGGACGGACAGTGCGCAGAGCATCTGGAATGATCCGGATATTTCAGCACAGGAGAGGGAAGCGCAGTTGAGAAAGTCCAGAGATGAGCTGACAGCATTTATTGATGCGGCAATTCCACAGTGGGCTGGAACGGCCGTGGAAAAGGCAAAAGATGACCATGAAGAGCAGGAACCGGAGACGGGGGAAGGAGAAGACGAAATGGCATCAATCGATCTGAACAAGATGGATCCGAAGGACAAGGAAACAGTCCTGAATATCCTGAGTAAGTACGGACCAAAGGATCCGAATCAGGGATCTGATGATGAAGAGGTCGCAGAGAAGTGCAAGAACGTCAAGAAAGACAGCGACGAAGGCTCAGACGTTGAGATGAGTGAGGACGCTTCTGCTGAAGAGGATGATGAAAATCAGTCCGGCAAAGCGAAGACAGCACCATTCAAGCGTCCGGCAGCCGCAGATGATGAAGAGGATGCGGAAACGAATGAGCTGAAGAAGGCGCTCGATGACACTCGTTATGAGCTGGAGCAGATCAAGAAGGCACGTGCGATCGACAAGCTCGAAGCACAGGCGCAGAAGTATCAGGTTCTTGGAAAGGACCCGCATGCTCTTGCAGATACTCTGTACGGTGTAAGAAAAGCAAGCGAAGCGGCTTATGAAGAGCTCTGCAAGTCTCTTGACGATCAGTTGGCAATGCAGGAGAGAACCGGCATCTTCAAGGAGTTCGGCTCTAACAGATCTGGAGCGACAAACCAGCTGGAGACAGCTGTCGCTGAGATCAGAAAATCTAAGCCGGACATCAGCAGAACAGACGCAATCGAGCTGGCATACAGAAACAATCCGAATCTCTCGGAATATTAATATTGCAGAATCAGGAGGTTAATGAGATATGGCATATATCGGAAGCACGATTAACAACAGCCCTACCATCGCAGGCACACTTGCGGATGCGATCAAGGGAGAGGCCGCATTCCTTGCAGTAAAGTTTGACGATGCAGGAAACATCGCGCTGGCAGGAAAAGGTGAAGCAGCAGTCGGTGTAATTGTTCCTGGAAATGTTGAGGATCCGGCAGCAGGTGATGAAGTCACCATCCAGATCAAGGATATCGGCGTTGCAAAGGCCGGCGGAAAGATTTCTGCAGGAGCAGCAGTCGCTGTATCTGCAGACGGAAAGCTGGGAGCAGCCGCAACCGGTGATTTTATCGTTGGATTCGCACTGTCAGGAGCTGATGGTGACGGAAAGACATTCCAGATTCAGATCACGAAGTCTGGATATGCGAAATAGGAGGGGTTAAATAACTATGTTTGGAACTGAAACTACAGCGAATATCAGTAAAGCAATTGCGACCGGCGGATTCAAGCCGAATATCCGCCTGACAAACATGAGCACTGCATACTTCCAGGCAGATGATGATTTTGTCGCTACAAAGCTGTTTCCGCGCGTTCCGGTACAGCTGGCAACATCTTTCTACTACAAGTTCGGAAAGGCAGAGCTTGCAAGAGACAACATGCAGAGAAAGCCGGAGTTCGGCAAGGTAACACCGATGCCGCTCGGACTGACCGATGACAACTACAACTGCAAGGTTGACCAGCTGATTATCGGTATCGATCAGATTTCCAGCCTGAACTACAGAAGAACGAAAGCTCCGGGAGCGGCAGACCCTAGAACAGCAAAAGTTAAGGCTGCGGCAGAGCAGGCAAAACTGCATCTGGATATCATTTTTGCGGACAAGTTCTTCAAGGCAGGCGTCTGGGAGAACCAGAAGACTGGTGCTTCTGCAACACCATCCGGCGGCAGTCAGTTCTGGCAGTTCGACAATGACAACTCTGACCCGGTTAAGGTGTTCGACGACATCTCTTTAGAGATCAAGAAGAACGGCAGAAGACGTCCGAATAAACTGGGACTTGGCGCGGAGACATTCCGAGCGCTGAAGAACAACAAGTCCATTCTCGAGCGTGTGAAGTATTCCGGATCCACAGCTAATCCGGCTACCGTAAATGAGAATGTACTGGCGCAGCTTTTTGGCGTCAAACAGGTTGTTGTTCTGGAGTCGACCTATAACAAGGCAGCACTTGGCGAGGAAGCAGATATGGACTTTGTCTGCGATCCGAAGGGCGCTCTGCTGCTGTATGCTCCGGACGCTCCGGCTATTGATGAGCCGTCTGCAGGTTATACCTTCATGTGGGATATGCTGGGCGACGGATCCCCGATGCCGACCACACAGTGGGAAGGAGAGCCGGGAACGCACAGTGAGTTCATCGAGTGCCTCTGCGCACCGGACATGAAGATCACCGGACAGGACCTGGCATGCTATCTCACGGGATGTGTAAAGTAGTCTGGAGGTTTAGCAGATGAAATATAAGGCGTTAAAGCCTTGCAGTTTTGATACCTTTTATCCAATCGGAGCGGAAATCCCGGAGTCTGTGTTAGATTCCGGGAGAATTCCGTTTTTGCTGGATATTGGCATGTTGAAGGAGATCACAGATTCTACCATCAAGAATCAGGAAACACAGGCAGATGAGGGGAAGAGGCAGAGTGATGCAGAGCAGAACGCTGATACTCTGAGCGCATCTCAGCTTGCGGCGATGAAGAAGGATGATCTGATTGCTTATGCGAAAGATCATGGACTGGATCTCGATGCAACGATGACAAAGGATCAGATTGTAGAGGCGATCAAATTACTGTAGTGAGGGATGCATATGAATTACACCTATGATCCTGCAAAAATCGGAGAAAAAGGACTGGACCGCATGCGGTTTGAACTGGGAGACTGCGAAGTCGACGGCGGTGAAGACACATGTGCTCTTTCAGATGAGGAGTACACGGCGCTGATCAACAGGGCTGACAGCGAAGGACGCGGCTGGACTTTTGCAAAGTTTTTGTGCGTTCAGGGAATCGTCACCAGATACGCAAACGAAGCGGATTTCAGTGCAGGCGGCGGAAGTATTTCACTTTCTCAGCGGTATGAACGGTGGAATGATATCTACCAGAAACTGAAGAAATCATTCCAGTATCCTGTGATTAACCAGTCAGAAGGCAGCAAGGATGATTATTTCCAGTTTGGAATGCATGACAACTGGCGCGGCACATCGGATCCGTTCAGTGGTGTTCCGAACCGGTAAAGGAGCTGATCACAATGATTCGATACAGGCCGGGACAGGAGCTGAAGATTTTTGAGATACGCAGCAAGACTGTCTCTGTTGACAGTAAAGGTAGAGTGATGAAGAAAGCGGATTCAGCGGACCGTGATGCATGCATTGCACTTCGGTTCAAAGGAATGCTTTCTGCTGCCGGTCCGGATGAAATAGATCGGTGGTCACAGATGCAGCATCCGATCACACACACCATCACAAGCAGAAAACGAGAAGCCAGAAGGGTAAAGCCGGAGCAGGTATTGATTCTTGATTCTAAAGACAAAGAGCGCCGCTTCTATGTGCAGGGTGTCAGTGATCCGGGTGAGTTAGGCATTTATACCATCATATACGCACAGGAAAGGACGGATGCAGAGGAATGATTATCCGGACAACGATTGAAGGGTATCCGGGAGCATTACGGCAGTGCGTCGATTATATCAATGATTCGATCAAGAATCAGCTGCAGAGCCGTACATACAGAGGGGCGAATGAAGTCCGGAATACCCTTGTTGGGGATATTTTGACGGGTGGAAGATCTGGCCGCGTCTACCGGATTCCGGGAACCGGTGCAAGCTATCAGGCGTCTGCGCCTGGAGAATCGCCGGCAAATCGTACCGGTGCTTTCAGAGCAAGCTGGAATGTCAGTGCAGAAGGCGGAGGCGACGGAAGTTATAAAGCGGAAGTTAAATCCGAGTTGACCGTAAACGGATATAATCTGGGTTCGCTGCTTGAACACGGAACCAGCAAGATGGCGCCGAGACCGTATGTAGATAAGACCGTTGAGCAGAGCAAAGATAAGGTGATTCAGATATTTAAGGAGCCGTACAGCGTATGATCGAAAGTATTGTTTTGAAAGCGCTGAAAGCTCTTTCAGCGTCACAGAGCAGACTTGCCAGATTCAACGGCGAGCCTGCTGTTTTTTATCAGAAAGCACCGGATGACAAGAGTGATCTCTGGGACGGAGCACAGTATCCGCGGATTGATTATGACATCAGCTGGAAAGATGATCCGGAGCGGAAGACAGTCGGCGTCATGGTGATTAATATCTGGTGCCTGAATGAGAGCGAGATTCCGCCGGAGGACATTGCGGCAGAAATGCAGGACGATATCGACACAACATTCTTTACGGATGCAAGCGGATCGTACTGCGCGACGTGGAGTCAGAACCAGGCATTTGTCGGAGCTGGAAACGAACCACAGACAATCGGTATCACGCTGCAGTATGACATGTGGTGTTTTCCGAACATGTCCACCATCGAACCGGATCCGGCTGCAGGATTCGCTGCGTATGTCAAAAGCCTTTATCCGCAGGTGGTTGTCGTCGGAAGCGATGACGTGGCAGAGATCTGGAAGCCGACGCAGGACCATCCGGCCTTTTATGCCAGGCTTGCAGGAGATTCTGTTACATCGAAGCAGATTCTTTATGCATACTCGACATTCACGGCTCAGGTTTTTGGGCATGTGATTATGCCGTCACTGAAAGATTCAGCCACGATGATCAGGGAAATCTGCCAAAAACTTTCGCTGGACGGAGAGTTCATGCTTCCGTATGAGCAGGAGAACGGTACGCCATATATCATAAACAGAATCGAATACAGTCCGTCGTCAAACCCTCTGAAGCAAGGCCAGGTCAGAGTCAGCGGCGATTACAGAGTAATGAGGTTCTACAGACCGAAGTCAACGATTGACAGCATTCACGTGTCAAGCAGTGAGGCAGACGGATCTGCAGAACAGAAGGGATAGAGTATAAGCGAATGAGTGATGAGCAGAAAAAGAGCGTGAAGCAGACGGCTGAACCTGAATCTGATTCCGAAAAGACTGCATCCGCGCCGGTTTCTTCCGTTATTTTCGGAAATGAAGATCCGAAATATACAAGAAAGGAGCTGATCGAAGGATTCAGAGAGTTCAAGACCGCAAAAGCAGTTGTCATTGCGGCACTGCAGTATTACGGAATCGAGAGCACTACCATCGAAGAAGCTAAAAAAGCAGTCAAGAAGTTTTTGGAAAGAGAGGTTAAGTAATGGGCGGATTTTTCAGAGCCGGTGAAGAGAAGATCAGACCTGGAGTGTATCACCGTTATACGAACACGTCGGTCAGAGAGGTGTCTTACGACGGAGTCGTTGCAGTCACCATCAGATCAAACTGGGGACCGCTGGAGAAGCTGGTTGAGCTTGATCGGATCAGCGACATCTATGCAACATTTGGAGACGGCGGTGAAGCTGGAACATTGGACGCACTGACGCAGATCTTCAAGGGAGGCGCTGCCACCATCTATGCCGTCAGAGTTGGAACCGGCGGTACAAAAGCGACAGCAACCCTGAAGGATTCTGAGGGAATCGATGCAGTCAAGATCACGGCAAAATATCCTGGAGCAAGAGCTCTCAACTACACGGTAAGACCGATGATCGGAAATGCCGCATACAAGGTTATGGAGATCTTCGACGGCACGAATGCGCTGGAAACACTGACATTTGAAGCTGGAACAACGGAGGCTGACACACTGGTCGCCGCAGGAAAGTGGAGCAAGCTGTTTGACTTCGAGAAGGTCAGCGCATACACCGGAAACAAAGAGCTGAAAAGCGTGCAGCTGACAGCCGTCACTGCAGGAACAGATCCGACAGCGACATCTGCAGAATACAGCACTGCATTTACGCTGTTTGAGCCGTACAGAATCAACTGTCTGTGCATCGATACAGAGGATACGGCCATCGTTACACTGCTTCAGGCATACGTAAATCAGGCCTATGAAGGTGGAAAGAACATGTTTGGAGTAGTCGGTCAGAAGACAACAAAAATGCTCGTAGAGCGCCAGACAGCGGCTTCTGCGATGAACGACTACAACATGATCTATGTCGGAGACGGCTGGATGCAGGGAGACGACGTGTACGACGGCTATGTCGCTGCGGCAAGAGTCGCCGGAATCGTGGCATCTACACCATCAAATAAGTCTGTCACTCACATTAAGATCGAGGAAGCATCCGGATTGTCCGAGAATCTGAAGAATTCGGATATTGAGGACTGCATCAACAGCGGAATGGTTATCTTCACAACATCCTCTGAAAACGAGGTATGGATTGAAAGCGGAGTTACAACGCTGGTTAAACCGGAGTCTAACGACGACAACGGATGGAAGAAAATCAAGCGCACAAAGGTACGTTTTGAGATCCTGACACGTGCAGATATTGCATGTGAGAATCTGGTGGCAAAAGTCGGAAACGACACGGACGGAAGATCCACAATCATCACCGCGATTCAGGGTATCTGCAATGCGATGGTGCAGGAGGGTAAGATCTACGACGGAGCCGTCGTGGAAATCGATCCGGACAACCAGCCGAAGGGAGACAGTGCATGGTTTAACATTACGGTTGACGACATTGATACTCTTGAGAAGGTTTATCTCAACTATAACTTCAGATTTACGTCTGCTGCATAAGGAGGTATTTATAGATGGCTGTAAATCAGATTATGGATGTTACAAAAATCCTGACCGGAAAAGACGGTCAGCTGTGGCTGACGCTGGATGATAATACACAGATCTTTCTGGCGATGGTAGACACTGCACAGGCACAGCTGAACATGAACAACACCGATTATCAGCCGGTTGGATCTGCGCTTGTTTATGCTGTTGATACGGGGCATTCTATTACGCTCACCATGAGTGAGGTAGTAATCCGTGATGACCTGATCATGAGCAAGCTGTATGAAGGCCTGCAGAGCGGGTCCATGCCGCTGTTTGACTTCCAGTGCACACTGAAGAGGCGTGATGGAAGTGAGCAGAGACAGATCTTCAGAAAGTGCATGCCGGAAGGAAATCTGGATCTGTTTAACCTGAATCCAGGAGAGATTGTCAAGAGACAGTGGAGTTTCAGAGTAAATTCCAATCCGGAGCTGCAGAAAATGTTCGAAGAGTAAAGAAAGCTGTAATGAGAGAAGGAGGCAGACACCATGTCAATTGAGTATGCAAAGGATCCTGAATTCGAAGTGGATGATGCAGAATTGGTCGAAGACGGACTTGAAGATCCGACTGAAGAGGAGAAGGCAGACAAGCTGATCTCTCAGGAGGATGCACTTCTGGCCGGAATGATGAAGGCAGCGCTGTACAAGGATGAGAAGGAAGCCAGAAAAGAGATCGTCATCAAAAGACAGGGGCAGGAGCTGTTCCGTTTCTGGATCCGTCCGATCACCGAAGCAGAGCTTGCAGACTGCGTAAAGAAGGCAACGAAGTATTACAAAAATCCGCAGGGCAGACATCTTCCGAAGATTGAGGGAGACACAAACATGACGCGCATGCGTTCTTACAAGATCCTGATAGCAACGGTGGATTCTGACAAGGTCTGGAATAACACCATCCTGAAGCAGAAATTGAATCTGTTGGATCCGGTGGACGTTGTCGACACAGTTCTTCTTGCAGGAGAAAAGGATCAGATCGATGATATCATCGATGATATCTCAGGATTCGGTGAAGACACAGAGAGCAGAGAGGATTTTGTAAAAAACTAATCGCGGCGGGAGGTAAATTTTACCTCATACATCGCATATGGCAACGGACAGGGCGTTTCCCACCTGGAATCAAATTTAATCAGGACTGGGAAATGCCCTTTATTTGGGCATCAGAGCGTTATGCGATCGAGCATCCCGCCATTAAAGACGCACTTGCGTATGACGAAAACGACGTGAAGAACTATGAGTAAAGGCAGGGGGAAGCGCTGTTATGGCAGATCAGACCATCGTAATTGAAGTTGTATCGGAATTCAAAGACAATGCCAGCAGTGGGCTCTCTCACGTGAAGCAGGGAACGGATCAGGCGTCTGATTCGGTGAACCGGTTCCACGGAAGACTGAAACGTCTGCAGAGGCAGGTTTCTGCCGTCACCGGAGGCGGAGGAAGCAGCGGAACGGCCGGCGGAGGATCGATGGGAATTGTCCAGAAGCTGAAGGCAATTAATGCAGAAGCCAGAAGGCTGAACAGCGGAGGAGGATCGTTTCTTTCAAAAGTGCGCAACTTCGGGCAAGCAATCAAAAACATCGGAAGCGGGGGAAATGGAAACGTCCTGCGAACGCTTGGAGGATACGCAAAGAAAGGGCTCACTATCCCTATAAAGATCTTGGATAAAGCCACGTCACCACTCAGAAGGTTGTACAGGGGGCTGACTTCCTTCCGGGGTATTGTCACTGGAATGGCTGCAAACTGGGCGTTTCAGAAAGGCGTCCTGAATCCGATCAAACAGGCCGATCAGCTGACGAACGCAAAAACATTTTTTGCTATGAAGTTCGGCGGCCAGCGGCAGGCAAACGCCTTTATGAAGGATGTCTATGCGTTCGACAAAAAGTCTCCGTATGATACCGGGCAGATCATCCAGGTAGCGAAAACGATGCTGGGATATGGCTGGGGCAGAAAGAACGTACTCAGAGACTTGGGCACCATCGAGGACGCTGCAGCAGCACACGGTGCCGGAAACGAAGGTGTCTCGGGAATCATGCGTCAGTTAGCGCAGACAAGAATGCGTCTTAAACCATCGCAGGAAGATATCAATGTCCTGAACAGTTACGGAGTTGATGCGTGGAAATACATTGCGCAGGGACTCGGATTAAAAGGAAATGCCGCAGGTAAAGCCAAAGCACGTGAGATGGTGCAGGCAAAAGGCAGCAATGTCCTGTCTGGAGAAGAGGCGACAAATTTAATTCTGAAAGGACTGCGCAGGGATTTCAACGGGGCGGCACAAAAACAGGTTGAGAAAACTGCTGGAGGTATGTTCGATAAAATCAGCGGCGAGCTGAACACTAAATTGGTAGTTCCGTGGGGCCAGGGTTTGCAGAAAGGTGCGATCAAAGGCCTGAAAGTTATAGACAATTGGATTAACGATCATGAGGGGTCTGTTGATAAATTCGGACAGAAATTAAAGAAGGTATCGCAGGCGGCATCGGTAGGCCTTGCAACAAAGGCAACAAAAGCTGTAGATAGAGTCAGTAAAGTAGTTACTACCAAAAAGTTTAAAAAAAGCGATCTTGCAGGAAAGACAAATATGATCGTGGAAGCCGTGTTTGGCAAAAATGGTATTCAGAATGCAGCTGCACAATTCGGAGAGTACTCAGCTAAATACGGCGGTAAGGTCGGTCTTGGCATTGCGAAGGGGTTTATTTCCGGAATCGGGGATCTATTATCGGATGCCTTAACTGCGTTACCAGGAGGCAGAAAAAGAACAAAAAGCGCGGGGACTTCTGCGTTTACTCTTGCGACGCTTGGCGGAATATCAATTCTCAAAGGCGGACTCATTGGTGGCCTCTTAAAATTTACAGGGAAGCAAGGGCTTCGTGGGATTAAAGCGGGATTAAAAAAGTATTTTTCTTGGAGAGAAGGAGAAGCTAATCCAATTGGTAAGGATTTCCGTGAGAGTCGTCTGAGAAGAAATTCGTTATATAAAGATGCTGAGGATTTTAAAAATACAAATCGATATGCAAAAGCTGTAGAAGTTGAGCGAGGAGGAAGAGTATTTCGTTCACCATCGATTAGAGGATACTCTCGCGGCAGTCGAGCTGTAGAAGAAGTCAGCAGTGTCGCTAGAGAAAGCCGGTTCAGTCGTATATCCAGCCGTCTTGGAAGAGTAGTTGAAGGAACCAGAGGAATTGGTGAAGGAAGCAGACTGGTCAGAGGGTTGTCCGGGGCGTCCAAAATTTTTGGCAAGTTAGCCACACCTCTGGCACTTATGGGAACAGGTATCCACCTGGCTACCGCAAAGAACAAGACAAAGGCCGCGTCTGAAGAGGCTGGAGGCTGGGCTGGAGCACTCGCAGGAGGAAAGCTCGGTGCAATGGCAGGAACAGCGGTCGGCGGACCATTGGGAACGCTGATCGGAGCACTCGGAGGCGGAGCCCTTGGAATGTTCGGAGGCGGAAAGATCGGTAAATGGGCAGGCGGAAAGATATCAAAACTTTTTGGAGGTTCATCGAAGGCGGATCCGCTCAGGAATCTGCTGGGATTAGGCAAGGGTTCAAAGAAAAGTGAAAAAGCAGCCAAAGACTCCGGGAAGGATTTTAAGTCCGCCGGTAAGTCTGCAAAGAGTGCAGGAAAAGGCTTTAAGTCTGCTGGCAAATCTGCGAAATCAGGAAGTAAAGGTTTCAAATCCGCAGGCAAGGCTGCTAAGTCTGGATCTAAGGGGTTTAAATCAGCAGGAAAAGCGGCAAAGTCAGCCGGTAAATCGTTCAAGTCTGCTGGAAAATCCGCAAAGTCCGGATCTAAAGGATTTAAATCAGCCGGTAAGGCGGCCAGATCCGGAGCAAAGGGATTCAAGTCCGCGGGTAAATCTGCGAAGTCCGCAGGAAGAGGATTTAAATCCGCAGGAAGAGCCGCAAAGAGTGGATCCAGAGGGTTTAAGACAGCAGGTAGAAATGCGAAGTCCGCAGGAACAAAATTCAAGTCAGCCGGTAACAGCGCAAAAACGGCCGGATCAAAAATGAAAGCAGCTGCAGCGAAGGTTCAGTCACTTGGTACAAAATCAACCGCTGCAGGGGCAAAATTAACGGCTATGGGAGCAAAGGCAAGCACTGCAGCATCCAATCTGTCATCGTTTGCTTCTGCAGTAAGCTCAATTGCTTCCGCCGCATCCGGACTCGCAGCGAAGATTGCATCCATCCATATTCCGTCAAGCATCGGGAAAGGGCATGCAAGAGGAACAAGTTCAGCAGCGCCTGGAATCAAGCTGGTCGGAGAGGAAGGACCGGAGCTTCTGGAGTTCAGAGGCGGAGAAAAGGTATACACGGCAGCGCAGACACGTCACATGGTGAGACGTGCAGGAAAGAGAGGAGCTGGAGCAGGCAGCGGAGTCCACGTTACGGTCGGCGCCATCAACATCAACACGACCGGAGATGCTGAAGGATTCGAGAAGATCGTGCCTCAGCTGTCGAACAGAATCGCGCACGAGGTTGCAAAGGAAGTTCGGCGCAGCTATCAGAACACACCAACAAAGAGTGCATAAGAGGTAATTTATGGCATTAGAAGTGAGCAGCGACAACGGAACAACGTCGCTTGATAACGCAAAAGCAAAAATCGGAGCTAATGTCGTGAAGATCTGGTTCGCGGTCGGGTCAAGCAAGTTCCAGCTACCGACCGCACCGGAGACAATTGCAATCGCTGAAGAGGCGTCTTTCGGCACATACACCATCCTGGATAAAGGAGATGTCAAAAAGCCGTCTGGCATCTCTCCAGAAGAAGTAACGATCTCAGGGCTTCTTCTTCTGGAGAGCTATTCCGATCATCCGCTGATGCAGAAGTATAAAAGCCCGAAGTCGGTGATTTCTGCCTGGCAGAAATGGAAGAAAGAGAAAAAGCGTGTAAAGGTCAGCTGGAGCGGACTTCCGATCAGCATGTATTCCTATTATTACGTTGACGGTCTGTCTCCGACAATGGACGGCGTGCAGGTCAAATATGATCTGAAGCTGGTACACGCCAGAGAGCTGACTCTGAAGGCGAAGAAGCGGAAGAAGAAGTCTAACAAAAAGAAAAACAGCAAGAAAGGAAAGAGCGGAAAGAGCTCAAAAGCACGGACAAACGGAGCAATCACAGGCTCAAAATACAGAGTTAAAGCTGGAGACAGCTTGTGGGCAATCTCTCAGCGTTGTCTTGGAAAGATTCACGGAGGCTGGCAGGCAATCGCCAAATTAAACAACTTGAAGCCGCCGTACATAATTTATCCCGGACAGGTTCTGAAGATCCCGCAGTCTGAGTCTGCAAAGAAGTAAGAAGAGGTGATGGTGAATGCCGCTAGGAATCGATTACAAAGTCGTTGCCGTAGATCCCAGTGGGAAATACAAGTTCGATCTTTCAAAGCTTGTTACAGCCCTGACGTGGGGAGACGATGAGCAGGAGCTTGCCGCAAAGGCTCAGGTCACCATCGCAAACATCAGATATAAGGGAAAGTATCTTGCGAGCTATCTGCAGTTGATGACTCGTATTTATATTTATACAAAAAGCGGATCAAAGTATTATGAGAGATTCAGAGGCATTGTCTGGGAACTTGAAAACGATGACGATACCGAGAAGACACACACTGTGCTGGCTTATGACCGGTCGATCTACCTGATGAAGACGCATGACAATGCATTTTTTCCTAAAGGGAAAACATGTGAGTACATCATAAAGAAGATCTGTAGCAAGTGGGGCATCAAGGTCAAGTACAACTGGTATTCTCATAAGTGTGGAAAGAAGAAGTACAACGACCAGACCGTTGCAGATATCTTCACATCGCTTATGGACGGTGCTAAGAGAGGAACAGGACACGGGTATGTCTTCCGCATGGATAAAGGCGTTTTAAAAGTCATGAAGAAGGGGCAGAACAAAAAAATTCCAATTCTGAAATATAAGCAGAACATGACCAAATCTACGAGGAAGAAGTCATTGGATGATATCTGCACCAAGGTCGCGATCGTTGGCTCAGAGAAGAAGAGCGGGGCGATTCCGGTACTTGCCACCGTCAAGAAGAATAACAAGAAATACGGGACGATTCAGCAGTTCGTAGAGAAGGAAGAAGGATCGACGCTGGCAAAGGCTAAAAAGGAAGCACGCCATATATTACATGATCAGGGGAAGCCGACGGAAGAGATTGAGGTCGTATGTAAGGATGTGCCGTGGATCCGAAAAGGTGATACCGTTTATGCTCACAGCGCGAATCTGAAGAATTATTACTACTGCACTGCGGTTGAGCATAACGGTATGGACGGAACAATGACCATCGATCTTGAGGTCAGAAAGGGAGCATAGGCATAGACGATGAAAAACAGCGGTTTCAGCGAGCTTGCGAATGTTTTTGACAGTCGTATGAGGCAGCATGCAAAACAGCCATACAGCGTCGAATTAGGCGGAATTACGGCAAATAAAGAGTTGAAAACAGACTCGTTCCCGGAGCCGATTCCAAAAGACAGCTACAAGATAGCAAGAAGCCTGACTCTCGGAAAGAAGGATGCGTCGCTCACAAAAACCAGCACAGTTGGAGATCACGGAGAAGCTACAGTCAAGATTCCGGAAAAGATGAGGACGCTGAAACCTGGAGACAGAGTGCTGGTCGCCTGGGCAGGCCCTAACAATGCAGATCCTATAGTCATTGACATTGTAGTGGATGCAGAGGAGGTGGAGTTCTAACTTATGGCAGATCAGTTGTTTCCGCAGTTTGACGATGCGTATGAAGATGACGACGATGTCGAAGTGGAATCCACAGACAGCGATGATGAGGAGCAGGATGCCGCAGCAATCGATGACGAAGACGCCGTCGTTATGGAGGTTCGCACACCATCGTTTGACTTCGACACAGGCGATTTCGTCGTCAGCAAAAGCGGAAAGATGAAAGAAGCAGAGCCGGATCAGGCCTGGAGTCAGTGGTGCATGAAATGCGTTGCAACGCAGCGGTATTCACTTATGGCTTATGGGCAGAATTACGGCGTCGATGAAGAGGGCGCGATGACTGAGCCAGACACAGAGAGCAAGCTCAATTATCTGGAAGAGGAGATCACCGATGCGCTGATGTCAGATCCGAACAACCGGACAGCAGACGTCGGGGACATCGAGTGGGGACGTTCACCATCAGCGCCGGATTCAGTGATTGGAAAGGTCAGCGTGGAAAATGCTGATCAGACTACGATTGGACTGGTAGTCACAGAAACGGATTCAGAAACATCGGGAGGTGAGTAAGGTAAATGGCATACAGCACAGAAACAAGCACGACTATACCGGAGTTTTCGCTTCCTGACTTTCTCGAAGATATGGACGTCGATTCCATTCATGATGAGATGATGTCCAGTCTCCCCGCAGATATTGACCGTGCAGAGGGCGGTTTTCCGTGGGATTTTACACGTCCGACGGCCTTGGAAATTGCATCTTTTGCCGAATATGTACTTCCGGAGGCGATCAAGTCAGCATTTCCGCAGTGGGCGACAGGAGATATCCTGGACTACCATGCAGGATGCCGTGGACTGGTAAGGAAAAACGCGGAGAAGGCAACAGTAGTTGTGACGGTAACTGGAACAGAAGGGACAAAAATCCCAGCCGGAACAGAGTTTTCCACAGAGTCAACAGATGATGCAGATGCAGTCAGCTTTCTGACCGACGCAGATGCAGTAATCCCAGTTGGAGGAACGATTGATCTTCCGTGCACCGCAATGGAAGCAGGGACTTTGGGCAATGTCGCAGCAAACACCATCACTCTGCAGATGTCAGAGGTAAAAGACGGAGAGCTTGAGACAGTCTTGAACAAAAATCCGGGATCCGGAGGAACGGATCTGGAGACAGACGAAGAACTGCAGTTGAGATGCTATGAGTTTGACCGGAACGCAGACGTTTCCTTCGTCGGATCCACGGCAGATTACCTGAGATGGGCTGAAGAGGTACCGGGCGTCGGTTTTGCTAAGGTAGTACCGGCTTCCGGAGGTACCGGGAAGGTTACGGTTATCATCACCGATAAGAACGGAGATTCTGCATCTGATGATCTGCGGAATAAAGTTCTGACGCACATTATGGGAACATCTCTGGATGATCCGCAGAGGCTTGCGCCGGTCGGAGCAACGCTGGTTGTGGAGACGAATGTCAAGATTGACGTCACGGTATCTGCAACCGTTGAGCTTGAGACGGATTATACCATCGATGCAATCAAGAAGGCGTTCCTGCCGGTTCTGAATCAGGCAATCCGCACAGCTTCCGTGCTGAGAGTGTCGGAGATTGGATCGCTTCTGATCAATCTTCCGGGAGTTACGGATTACACGGATCTGAAGATCAACGGAGGAACCGACTCTGTCACACTTACATCAAACCAGTACGCTGCAGTCAGTGCAGACAACCTGACGCTTACACTTAAAGCGTCTTCTTCGACAGTTGCATCGACAACAAGCACACAGTCGTAGACAGGGGTGAGTCATCATGCATAAATCCGATATGATAGAGAAGATCCTGACAAGCAAAGCAGGAAGGAGAATGCTGGAGTACATTTCCCCGATTTACGATGACTCATATGTCGGGCTCAATCTGCTTCAGATTATGGGCGTAAAGCTCGATCTGATAACAGCGTGGCTGGATGAATATGAGCGTCAGATCGTAACAAAAACTGCGACGTGGTCCATCGATCTGTGGGAAGACACATATGGAATCCCGCACGATACAACTCTGAGTCTCGATGACCGGAGAGTAAAGATCGATACAAAAAGATGGAGCCATGGCCCGGCAAGTCCGTATAAAATGGCAAAACTGGCGGGTGATGTCTGTGGATTCCCGACGTCCAGCTATGATCCGCAGAAGGAGCATTATTTTGGGATCAGGATCACAGCGAATCCGCAGAATGTCAATGAGAGAAAGATCAGAGCGGTGTTAGACCGTGCCAAGCCTGCTCACATGGAGTATGACATTACCTATCAGCAGGTAGTCAGTGAAAAGATGTATATGTGTGGATTTATAAGGTCCGCGGTAAAACAGACGATAAGGCAGGTGGATTAATTGTTTTCAGGAATTCATTTAACGACAGCGGGCGCGGCTCTGCTTGCAAAAATTCATCAGGGGAAGAGCACTTTGACATTGTCAGGCGCTGCATGCGGATCCGGAGATTTACCATCAGGAGGAACGGAGAAAGAGCGTGCCGCACTGGTCAACAAGGTGAAGGACCTTCCAATTGCCAATATCACACGTGCCAAAAACATTGCGACAATTGAAATCCGCTTCTCTAACTCTGGGATGACAGAAGGGTTTGATTTTAAGGAGCTGGGCATCTATGCGACGGATCCGGACAATGGCACCATCCTTTATGCCTATGCAAACGCAGGGACAAGTGCAGATAAAATCCCAGCAGATACCGCAAGCCCGCTGGAATATATTCTTGCAGTGCAGCTTCAGATCTCTGAAGACACGAATGTAGAAATTAAAGTAAGCGATTCCATTCTGTATGTGACCAAAGATGATATCGACAAGTATCTGGCAAATATCAACAACAAGGCAGACAAGGCCACCACCATCGCCGGATACAATATCACCGACGCCTACACAAAGGATGAAGTGAACAACATGATCAATCAGATCAGCGGCAAAGTCTCCGGAGTGTATGTCGGAACGACTGCACCATCCAACACGAAAGCGCTCTGGATCGACACCGGAAACGGAGGTATTGCAAAGTATTACGACGAGACAGCGACAGCATGGACAACCGTCAAAGCAGTATGGGGGTAATGTGAATTGAGTACGATAAAATCAGCAGACAACGTCATCAAACGTGGAAGCACGAACAAAAACATTTTCAAACTTCCGGACGCGGTGCCTCTTGATACGGTACAAAAAGTTCTGGTCCTCTATTTTCAGAACCGATCGATTGTCGTCGAGAAGGAAACAGCTGCAGTCACCATCGATGCAGAAAAACACACACTCAGCACAGAGCTGACGGAAGCAGAAACACTGAAGTTTTCTGCAGGAATTGCAGAGCTTGAAGTCTGCATCAAATACCAGGACGGACACACATTAAGATCACACATCTACAAGATCATGATCGAAGACACACTGCTGAATCAGGAGGTGTAAGACATGGCCAGATTTTCAATCGAAGGAATGAAGCTGGAACATGCGCTTGACCTCAAGGGAGACAGCGTGATCGAGATCGAAGGGAAGCCTGGGAAAGACGGTAAGACTGGTGCTGACGGCAAGAACGGAGCTGACGGACTGTCTGCCTATGATATCGCAGTCAAGAATGGATTCTCAGGCTCTGAATCGGAGTGGCTTGCATCGCTGAAAGGAAAAGACGGAGCATCCGGAAGAGATGGAGCATCTGGGAAAAATGGAGCTGACGGATTGTCTGCGTATGACATTGCCGTCAAGCATGGATTTCTCGGCACAGAAGTCGAATGGCTTGCATCGTTGAAGGGGAAAGATGGAGCTGACGGCAAGACTCCGGTCAAGGGCGTTGATTATCTGACAGAGCAGGAAGTCAACGACTTGGAAGACGATATCATAACTCAGACGAACGACAAATTTGCTGTAATCGCAAGATGGTATCGATATGTTGTTGTCAAAACTGCGCTTGCATCAGTCTCTGACAAATTAACTTTGCTCGTGCAAGCTCAGGAAGATCGCTTCACCGATGGAGCTGTAGTCGGGTTAAGAGTAGATATCAGCCACATAGACGGCTACTTGCAAATCTCAGGCAAGGAGATCAAGGTACTGAAAGATTTTAACGCTTTGATTCTTGGCTGCGTTGTTGGATATCAGGCGGCTGGAAGCATCCCGACCGGACGTTTGACAGTCGGCACCGAAACTCATGATTATCAGGCAAGCAGTAACGCTGACCATGCTTATGGATATTATCTTGGGAAATTTGCCTTGAAGAAGGATGAAATTATTACCGTATCGAAGCCAAACAGCAACGGCTGGCCACACGAGATGATCAGCATCTGGGAAGTTCAGCAGTAAGGCAGGTGATCAGCATGGAAGATATTGATGTAATCCCGATGGAATTCTGCAATTCTCCTAGGTTCAATCTTCAGGGAGTCGACTGCACGAAGACGATGAATCTGCCTGGTTTCCATATGGAAGGTTCGTATGCGCTGTCCGGAAACAGCATGATGGTCATAGAAAGGACGCACAGCGACTACAACGAACTGAAAAACAAGCCTCAGATTGAAAGCGTTGAGCTTAAAGGAAACAGGACTTTGGATGAGTTCGGACTGAGCAAGGCTGCCAACACAGACATTCTGAGTCTGTTCAAGGAGGGATGATATGGCTTACACGAAACTTATAGACTTTGACGAGCTGTCTCTGTACGATGATAAGCTCAAGACCTACATTAAGGGTCTGCTCACAGGCTATGTCGCTGCGCAGACCGGAAAAGGTCTGTCCACCAACGATTTTACAGACGAACTGAAGAGCAAGCTGGCTGGGATTGCGGACAACGCTCAGGTCAACGTCCAGAGCGACTGGAACGCCACCGGAGGGGACGCTTTTATCAAAAATAAGCCTAGTATTCCAGATGTCTCAGGCAAGCTCGACAAGACCGGAGACGGCTCGAATGTTACGGCTGCTTTTACTCAGGCGACCACCAGAGCGAATCTGGCGACCGGAGAAAGCCTGACATCGATCATGGGAAAGCTGATGAAATGGTACAGCGATCTGTCTGCTGCGGCATGGAGCGGTGCGTATAAGGATTTGACCGGAACGCCGACCATCCCGACAAACAACTCTCAGCTCACGAACGGAGCCGGATACCAGACAGCCGACAATGTGAAAAGCACGGTCGAAAGCTACAAGTATCAGACAGCATCGGACGTAACTTCAGCGATCAATACGGCTCTGGCAAGCTACAACTCCGTGAGCTTTGAGAAGGTGACAAGCCTTCCGACCACAGGAACTGCCGGAACAATCTATCTGATTTCGAATGGTGGTTCAGGGCAGAATGTTTATGATGAGTATTTCTGGACTGGAACCGGATTCGAGCTTTTCGGAAGCACTGCCGTAGACCTGACCGGATACGTCAAGGCATCCGATATCACGCTTGCAACAAATGACGATATCAACGGCTTGTTCGCATAGGTGGTGATTGAATGTCTTATGAAAAACTGATCACGCTGGACACGCTCAAGACCGCAATTATCAAGCTGAAATCGCTCATCTCCGGCAAGGCTGACAAGGCCACAACTCTCTCAGGCTACGGCATCACCGACGGAGTCAAGAAGTGGACTGGAACAAAGGCGGAGTACGATGCTCTGACATCCTACGACGATGACACAGTCTACATCACGACTGACGAGAGTGCTGCAACCTATGTGGACTCAGCAAGCTTTCAGGCACACCTGAACAACAAAAGCAATCCGCATGAGGTGACTGCTGCTCAGCTTGGAGTTTATACGAAAGCTGAGGTCGACACTGCCATCAGTAATCACAAGGTTACTACAGACTCGGAGCTGTCTACCACGTCGGAGAATCCGGTGCAGAATAAGGTTATAGCTACAGCGTTGGAAGGTTATGCACATGTCTATCATGGCACAAGTTTGCCGAGTGATGCAACAGGAACCGATGGAGATGTTTTTTTGTTGTACAAAGAATCTAGCAGCGCAGTGATACTGGGTTCAGCTGTGATTTATTTGAAGTTAGCATCGAAGTGGAATCGAATGAGCAGAATTGATGTTAATGGATTAGCATTGACCGTGACGGACACTACGTTGTCATCTGGGAATAAGACATTTACGGTTGAGCTGCCATCAGATTTCACCGGAACCACGCAATGGCAATGGAAAAATACTAGCGGTGTATGGGCGAATTGCGGTGAAACTGGTACTGCTACGAATAGTCTACAGAACGTTGCTAAGTCATCAGCCGCATCCGTACAGTATCGGCTGGAACTGGTCGGAACAGGCGGTTATACGGGGAGTACATATGTCTATAGAACACCGAGATAATATGGCAGTGGAGCATAACTATGATTTATTACAAAGGAAAGCCGCAAGGCTCAGGAGCGTCCGCTTATGATCTGGCTAAAGCGAAAGGATATACAGGCACCGAAGAGGAGTTTGCAATTGTCTTAGCAACTGCAGGGAATAAAGCGGACAAAGCAACAACGCTCTCCGGCTATGGGATCACCGATGCCTATACAAAAACGGAAGTATATTCAAAAACCGAAGTAAACGAGATGATCGGCGGAGCCGGAGGAGTCGTCGTATCCACGTCTGCACCATCAAAAACAAACGTGCTGTGGATCGATACGGGCAACGGCGGCATCGCAAAATATTATGATACAAGTAGTAAGGCTTGGACAACAGTCAAGTCTGTCTGGGGGTGATGACAGGTGTCTGACACCATCGTAAAAGCAGATCTGATCAATGATCTGAAGACGAAAATTAAAGCGGAGATGCAGAGACGGAAGGGCTACGGCGATATTTCCGCATACGGAGGGACAGCCTATGATTTTACGAATGCGGCCAGCGTGGACAAACCGGTGCTTGCAGAACACGGCGAAAAGACTATTAACATTATGTATGCAGTCAAAGATATCGATGTCACGCAGGCGGCTTCCGGGAAATTGCTTCCTGAGAATGCACCTACCTTAACAACACTTATCGGAAAGATGTCGACTGAATCTATGGAAGGATCGACGTCTTCCTGCAGAGGTGCATGCGCGGGACTCTGCGCCGGGTCCTGCATCGGAGGATGTAATGGATGCTCTGGTGGATGCAATGCAGGATGTCAGGGGTGTACGGCATCATGTGGTTCGAGTTGCGCAAGTGGGTTGATGTATGCGTAGGAAGGAGGGAAATTATGGCTTCATGTCCATGCAAAGCACACTGTCAGACGGACTGCTCAGGAGCGTGCAGTGGTGGATGCACAGGAGTATGTACAGGTGCCTGCACAAGCACATGCGGTGGACAGTGTACTGGAAGCTGTGCGGGTGGCTGTACGGCAACCTGCGGCGATGCTTGCGGTGGAAGTTGTAGTGGAACATGTCACGGTGTCTGCAAGGCGGGATGTCAGGACCAGTGTCAGACGACTTGTGCAAGCAACTGTACTACAAGCTGTGCGATTGCGTGCTCAACTGGCTGTTCAGGTAACTGTTCGTCTTGCAGCGGGACGTGTTCAGGAGGTTGCACAGGGAGCTGTTCAACTGGCTGCACATCCTGTAGCGGTGACTGTTCAGGCGGCTGTTCGTCTTGCAGCGGGGATTGCTCCGGCGGCTGCACATCCTGCAGTGGCTGCACCAGCGGCTGTTCTGGCTGCCAATCCTGCGGAGGCTGTGCCGGATGCAGCGGACAGTGCGGAGGATCCTGCAAGTCAGGATGCACCGGAGGCTGCGGGTCATCCTGCAAGTCGTCCTGCTCATCAACATGTTACAACACCTGCACCGGTGAGAGTGCTTCGATAACATTAACCATGACTTCAAGTTAAAGCGACGGAGGGAATTATTTATGAAAATCATTCTTGCGGACAAAACAGAACTGGAGTGCCTGAGATATAAAGACACATACAATGCGGAGAAGTATAACGAGAATACCGGAGCGACCGGTCATATGGCTTGGATCGGCTTCTCCGGAGATACGGATCCGACAGCACTGGCAAAGGCATTTACAGCCGATAATATCAAAGAGCTCACCATTGAGACAAAGGATGGAAAGACCAAGACATTTAATTTCACGAAGGTTGATGAAATTGGCCTGACCGCGACCGACTACAGTGACGAGTATTTGGTAACGTTGAAATAACAAGGCATATGCAGAAGATGTTGAGAGCTGCCACCATGACAGCTCTCAGAAAGTTTTTTGAGGGGAAAATGAAACAGTATAAGTGTGAAATCGAAGCAAACGTTGTCAGTGCGCTGGAGCGTCTTTCTTATGAGTATGAAACAAGAAAAGACAATGTTACCTTTCTTCTGGAGAATCACGCAGACGATCCGGGATTTTTGGATTCTGCAGTATTCCAGAAGTACCAGCAGGAAGAGTTTGACGCAAAGAAAGCGTTTGAAACAGCGAAGAAGGAGTTCCAGAACGCTTATGTACCATCAGAGCTGAGAGAGCATAAGATCAGCTGGTCTCTTGACTATCAGACAAAAGTCCTGACGATTACTCAGCAGTGCGACTGTGAGGTGGAGTTGTGCGGAGAAAACCTGAAAACTTTAACGATCGCATAGCACGGCTGTATCCAGAGCTTCACAAGAAAAGCGACAGCAGAGGTAATAAAGTATTGACGAAATCCGTCACATTTCAGGTGACGGACGCCTGTAATCTTGCGTGTTCGTACTGCTATCAGCACAACAAAGGCCACAAAGTCATGAGCTGGGAGACAGCCAAAAAGTTTGTGGATCTGATCTTGTCTGGAGATAAGGGCTTCAAGGATTACATCAGCCCAGAGGATTCTCCCGGCATTGTCCTTGACTTTATCGGTGGAGAACCAACTCTTCAGATTGAGCTGATCGATCGGATCATTGATTACTTCCGAGAGCAGGCTCTGCTTCAGGGAAATCCATGGGCAGTAAGATATATGACAGATATTTGTTCTAACGGCACTACATATCAGAATCCAAATGTCCAGAGAATCCTGAAAAAGCACGAACGGCATCTGTCATTCAGCGTGTCGCTCGATGGTGACAAAGCCCTGCATGACGCCTGTAGAGTTTTTCCGGACGGCAGAGGATCCTACGATCTTGCAGAATATGCAGTCAAAGACTGGATGAGCAAGGGACATTTCATGGGATCGAAGATCACGCTCAGCCCGCAGAACGTCATGCATGCCTTTTCAGCGACAAAACACATGCTGGATCTCGGATATGAAGAGATCAACATGAACTGCGTATTTGAAGAGGGCTGGACAGAGGCCGACGGAACGGTTCTCTACCATCAGCTGAAGAAAATCGCTGACTACATGCTTGAAAATGATCTTGAGGATCTGTATTTTGCTATGTTCGAGGAGAACTTCTTTCATCCGAAAGCATATGATGACGATGACAATTGGTGTTGGGGTGCAGGCACTCCGGTTCTTACAACTAAAGGATATAAGCCTATCGAGGACATTGAAGTTGGAGATAAGGTTTATACTGAAGACGGAAGTATTCATCCGGTGGTTAGAACGACAAGCCATTATGCGGAGAATATGGTAAAAATATCGGCAAGTGGAATGTTCGATATGTATTGCACCGATGATCATAAAATTTTTGCTCAGCCGTTCGATTATCTTGGAAACAAAGGAGTCAAGCATTTCAAGGAATATGGCAAGTACGCTGTATCCGACTTGCAAAACAGAGATGGTATCAGGCTTTCACAGCTTCCGAAAAACAGATCTGTTAATTATGATAAATTGTTAGCATATCTTGTCGGACGCTACATCGGAGATGGATGGGACTTCCAAAACGGAAAAGGCCATTCAATCTGCTGCTCATTTAAAGATGCGCCTGAACTTGAGCGTCGACTTGATGAAGCGCAAATCGATTACTATACGGACAAAAATAGGACGGTGATGCAGTACACCATCGCAAGAATTACGGATAATAATCGTAATAAGCAGCTTAACGATATTCTCTCTAGATGCGGACACTTGGCTCATGGAAAGCGAATCCCGGAAGATTGCTTCAGGTGGGATGACGATTCGCTCAGAGCACTTCTGGAGGGATATATTAGTTCAGATGGATATCACACAGTTGAAAACTATTACAAAGTTAACACAGCAAGTGAAGAGCTGGCACTGGATGTGATGTTGATACTGAGAACGCTTGGATTCCGACCAACTTGCCATGTGGATAGACGCGCTGGCGATTCTGTGATTCTGGGAAGAAAAGTCCATATTAGAGATCGTTACGAAGTGTATTTCTATGAAGATAAGAGAAGTAGATACATTAGCGAACGAGATGGAAAAATGTGGACTGCAAACTTTAAAGTAGAAAAAGCAGAGCCGCAGACTGTCTATAATATTACAGTGGATACGAATCATTCCTATATTGCAGGAGGTATCGTTTCAAGTAATTGTGGCGGAACTGGTGCCATGTTGGCGTGCGATCCTGACGGCAACTTATTCCCTTGCATCCGGTACATGGATTCCAGCTTGAACGGGCATCGGCCAGCTCTGAAGATTGGAGACGTGGATCGCGGACTGCTGCAGACTACTGAAGAGGCGCAGATCATCAAGTGTATGGACTGCGTGACAAGATCAAGTCAGTCTACACAGGAATGTATGGACTGTCCGATTGCAGAGGGATGCGCCTGGTGCAGCGGATACAACTATGAAATGTTTGGCACAGTCAACCATCGCGCAACTTTTATCTGTCCAATGCATAAAGCAAGAAGTCTTGGCAATGTTTACTTCTGGAACAAGTATTACCTGAAACATAACGAGGACAAAAAGTTTAAGATGTACTGTCCTAAAGAATGGGCTGTGCCTATCATCGGCGAAGAGGAATATGCGATGCTGAAGGAGTTATCTGAAGAAGGTGATGATAAATGATGCATCATCAGATTATCTTTACGCCTGATGACGTGATAGCAATTGTTCACAGCGTCTGCACCATGATTGGGGAGATCGCCGTTGTCGTCGGTGCTCTAGTGGCATTTTTTGCCTGGTTGAAGAAGCCAAAAGAAAAGCGGATCCACGAGCTTGACGACCATGAGAAGAGAATCACCACCTGCGAAGGCGAGATTGACGGGATAAAGAAAGACATCGAAGAATCCGAAAAGGAGTTCGAGCGTATGGACCGGAGCGACCGGGTATTTCAACGCGGTCTGCTTGCGCTTATCAATCACAGTCTGGACGGCAACAACGTCGATGAGATGGAAACCGTCCGGGATGAGCTCAGAGCTGATATTTTTGGATGCAGCGGTGCAAGTGAAAAAGCGAATTAATATGTAAAAACGGCTGATGAAAAGGCCGTTTTTGCAGTTTTTGTGCAATTATAGCGAAGTAATACTGGAAAGGAGACCTATAATGAAGAGTTTAGATAAAGGTACCATCATCAGAACAGCAGTGCTTTTCTTGGCAATTGCGAATCAGGTGCTGGCTGTAATGGGGAAATCACCGCTTCCGATCAGCAGCGACCAGCTGACGGATCTGATCTCAACCGGCTTTACGGCAGTCACAGCAATCGTCGCCTGGTGGAAGAACAATGATTTTTCTGCCGCCGCCAGAGAAGGAACTGCACACATGAAACGCCTGAAAGCTCAGGCAAAAGAAGGAAAGTAACCTTACGCTACCTAAGTAACCTGGAGTAACCGCATGTGCAGATCCTGCACATACCACCATCGAACTATTGGGAGAATCCAAATCGTTTCCTTTTTGGAAATAGTTCATCGAACAGAATAAGGCTGAATCTCATATTCTTATCGAATAGATTCAGCAGAAAGGAGAATCATGAGCATAATCAAACCGAACTTCTACAAGCAGTTCGATTCCAGATGGGCACGAAAGAGCTGGCGTGGATGTACAATGGCTGCTTATGCATGCGGTGAGATGTCGGTCTGTAATATCGCATCTGCACTGACACAGCACAGCCTGACGCCTCCACAGGTCTGGAATTACGCAACAAGCCACGGCTTTATGTGCCCTGGAGCAGGTACGTACTGGTCTGGCATTGACACCATGCTCAAGCACTACGGCATTAATGTGGTCGAGCAGACGCATGATCGGAACAAGCTCAAGAGTGCTCTGCGGAATAATTACTGGGCAATCACCATCATGCACAGAGGAATTTGGACGCAGGGCGGACACTTTATCGTGCCGTACTACTGCGACAGCTCCGGCTATGTTTATGTGTCTGACAGCGCATCCTACGCCGGATACAGAGCCAAAAACACTTTTAATAATCTCTACAGTCAGTCAAATAATGCGTGGATTGTGATCGATCCTAAGGGCTACAAGCGCGGCAAACTGGTCGGATCCACGAAGCTGGCACTGTACACCATCCATCCGCACAGCAACAATGTTCGCGCTGGTGCTGGTGGAAACTACAAAGTCGTGGGAACGATCCCAGGCTTTACAAAGGTCATCGTCGGAGTGCCTTTAAACGACTGGTATCCGATTCTCAAAGGCGACTACAAAGGAAAGTACATCCACAGGTCCAACCTGAGTAAATACAAGTACACACCGCACACTTTTGTTGTCGTATCAGCAGACGGATATATGAATGTCCGTGCCGGATATTCCAGCAAGGACGAAGTTGTCGGCAGAGTCAAGAAGGGTGAGATGATCAAGAGCGACAAGCAGCGCTTCCCGTGGGCTCATATTCCTGCGCAGAACGGAGTCAAGGAAGGCTGGATCAAGATCGAAGAGACAGGCGGACAGAAATATTTAAAGAAGATTAAGTAATGCAAATGCCCCGGACCAGATCGGCCCGGGGCTCTTTTTTAGTCCTGGTGTTCAGCAGCGTCTTTTTTGACAAGCCATTCGATGTAGCTGGTCACGGTGCGGCTTTCTTCTTCAGCACGCTTGTCGATCAGCTCTTTCAGTTCAGGCTTAATCCTGATGTTCAGAGTTGCTGTTTTTGTCCGGTTCGGCATTCTTTTTCCACCTCCTGAGAAGCATGAGAATCACGGTTGTGTTTAGTGCAATCGATACGCAGTTTAAGATGATGATCAGTGTTAACATAGTTTTCGATGAGCAGAACGGAGGAGGAAGGCTCCTCCGTGCTTTCAGACCAACTTGACGATCACAATGATAAGAGTTATGATCGAGTTGATCAAGTTGAGTGCCGCTGTAGCGAAGATGATTTTTCTGAGTACCTCTTCGCTATCGGCACTTCTCTTTTTTCTGCTCATCGTATCACCTCCTTTCCTTATCACAAGTATATAGTAGCATAAAGTAACGCCGTTGTCAATACTAAATAAAGAATAAACAGAATTATTATATCGTTTGTTTCAAAAAAGTAACCCAGAGTAACCTTACGCCACCTGAGTAACCTGTAGTGACCACGGGGAAGTTCAGGGAAGTTCAAGGTAGTGTTTTCTCTTTCTGTATCTGGTATAATATAGATGAACGTGTTGCGCACAAGAATTTGTGTAGATACGTGCGGGCAGAGCCGTCAGCGCATGGCAGTAAGCCTGCGGACCAATGACGGACTTTTTGACGAAACTCTCTGCACCTCTCTAACGATGTGTCCCAAGAGAGCATTAAGTAGAGCACAGGCGGCGCGCTTTTAGTCTGTGTGATGGCTGTCTCTGAGATGGCTGGCGAAACACCGCATTTTGCTTATCTGGGAGCTATGCGGTGTTTTTCCTTATTAAAGGAGGTGACCTTATGCCTAAGAAGTTCAAATACCGGAAAACATTCACCTTTAACGGAAAAAGGTACACCGTGTATGCGGATGATGAGATGCAGTTGATCAGAAAGCTTCAGGAAAAGCTGGATGCCCTGAAAAGGGGAGAGGTGATCGTGTCGTCATCCATGCTTCTAGATGATTGGGCGGAAGAGTGTATTGAGACATATAAAGTCCGTCAGCAGAAGCGTACGAAGTACAACTATAAAAACCATTATAAAAATCTGATCGGGAAGTACATCGGGAAGCAGCGCTTGAAGGATATTAAGCCGCTGGACTGCCAGAATGTACTTAATGCAGCATCGTCGAAATCGCAGTACGAAATCAACCAGGCATACCAGATCATGAATTTTCTGTTCAATCACGCTGTAGAAAACGATCTGCTGCTTCGCTCGCCCGCCGTCGGTTTAATCAGGCCGCAGGGATATAGGGAAGAACGCAGAGCATTGACCGAAGCAGAATCGAATGCAGCGGAACGGATCTTCTGCAGGACGGATAAATACAGACTGTTTGAGCTGATGCTGTACTGTGGATGCCGGCCTGCCGAAGCAGCTGGATGCATGGGAAAAGATCTGGTAGATGTTGATGGTTATCATTGTCTGCATATCCGCGGAACAAAAACCAAGAATGCCGATCGAATTGTTCCGGTCCCGGATCAGCTGTATGCACGGATCCGCGATACTGAACCTTTCCAGATCATCGCGCCGAACAGAAACGGAAAACCTCGTTCTCAGACATCCAGAAAGCGTTTGTGGGCGCAGTTTTCGTATGATATGAACGTGGAGATGGGAGCAACGGAAATCGATGAATGCTATGAGGCGAAGGATCACAAAATGAGGCATCATAAGGCCTTAGTGGGAATTCTCCCATTCCAGGGGCTTGTCCCATATAATCTCCGGCACACATACTGCACCAGACTGATGACGCAGTACAACATAGATGTTCGTGCGGCCCAGTATCTGATGGGGCATGCAGATATTGAGATGGTTGCACACTACACGCATCCGGACGAGAGTGTAATCAAGCTGGCAGCCGAACAAATGACAGGCCGCCATGTGCATAAAGATACACTTGAAAACACTGGAAGATAATTCCATGTGATACCCGGTGTGTTACCGTGTAAGAGAAAACGCATCGTTTCAACATATACGGCGTTGCAAAACCAACACTCCGAATGTGAAGGCCGCCGGTTCAAATCCGGCTAGGCACATTAGAATAACAGTGTCAGAAACGTTGGAAAATCAACGTGTTCCGGCACTGTTTTTTATTGTCTGCCCGTTAGACGACAACAAGGTTCCCGGGCACCCACCCGACGCTTTGATATGCTCCCTTTATGAGAGACAGTGAAAAAATAAAACACTGTTGATCATGAA